CCTCTGGAGACACTACTGGAATATGCATTCCGGGCGATAGTTTACCCTGCTTGTCTGGAGTAGTGTCAGTAATATAGTCAATCAAATCGGGACCAATCTCACAATAGTTAAATACAGAAGTAGATTTGGAAGTGGCCCCATAACTTATAATTTTATTTCCACCATCCTTGATGTCGTGTAGAAGTTCCACCAGACTGGTCTTTGATTTTTGAACTCTCTTGGCAAACTTACGATAAGTCGTCAGCTTGTCGATCTTTGCTAATTTTTCTTGTTCAAGTTCTATTTCAAGACTTCCGTCTTCATATTGTGGACCTCCCTTTTTCTGCACATAAATTCTGTTTGACCCGCCGTGAACTTGTGTTTTGTCCACGCTGAATATTTCTAACCCTGCTTTTGCCAAGACATTTTTTAGAGCCGTAACAGAGAAAATGTGGGCATGCTCATCATAAATTTGATCGTATGAGTTTCTCTCCAACATCTCGGCCAGAGAAGGATCTTCAAATACAAAGACGCCTTTGTCTGAAAGAGCATAATATATTGCAGAGAAGGTGTCATAAAGATCTGGAATATGACAGATGCAGTTTGCAGAATAAATAAGGTCAAATCTATCCGCCGTAGCTATCTTTACGGCTAGATCTTGTGTCCAAAATTCTGTGTGTGTTTCATACCCCATCTCCCTCGTGTAGCTGGCGAAATTACCACAAGGCTCTACCGCCACGGTATTTTCAAGAGAGAAGTTTTTTAGAAAGGTTCCGTCATTACTTCCTATTTCCAACACTCTTCTTGGCTGGAACCTCTCCTTTAGATATCCTGCAATATCCTTGAAGTGTTTAACCATAGTTTTTGATCCAGATGTATAATAGACATAGCTGTCATTAAACATCAAGGGTGGATCAACGCAATTCATATGCGAAACGAGCTTGGTCTCTGTATCTAAACCGACTTCTAAGTCGTAGAAGTATTCGTTCTGACATTCGCCCGGAGAGATAAACGCATTGGCGATGGGTTGCTTGCCAAGATCTAAAAACTTTTCTATTGTTCCTGTGGTAGTACCCAATTTACAAATCCTTCTTCTGGCTCGGTTAGTGGACACATGCAACACACGCTGTTCCTGACATCGTCCGTAAGATAGACTGATTGAACAGGTGATGCGCTATCCATAGAAAACATATGAATTGCCGCAGGAGATGTTCCTACGATAACATAGTCTTTGGTCAATACCATCCCTCTTGTGTAGCCAACCCTTGCGTGGTCGTTATGACTAAAGTTGGTGATTGAATTTGGATGGATTGGGGTTTTCCAAGTCTTCACAAGATTACCTTCTACTTGATAACAGGTCTCACTCTCAATAGATCTGTTGAAAATTAGACCATCTTTCCAAGGTTGAGCATTGTGTGTGTTTGGGTGTACCAGTCGTTGTTGAATACACGTGTAGTCTCTTATGTTAAAAGCATAGATATGTTCGGTGGTTGACCCCGCATAAAACACCCAGTCGTTGTAAGCCGACACACTATCGATATGCATAGTGTCTGATTCGTCCAACATCTTCCATTTGAGCATTGAGGGGTCGTTTTCGTCTACAAGCGGCTCTCCCTGTTCGTCAAATATTGGGACTTGGCGTGTTTCTGGGTCCAGAGAAACTAATGGGCCGCCCAAGATGTGCTGTATGGCTCCTTCCCATTGTTTTTCTTTTACATTGAACGAAAGAATAGAATCGTGAGCGTTCGCTACACAAAGAAGATTGTCGTAATACAGAAATGTCTCGTGTGTTCCTGAGAGCATGGCGGTCCTGTATTGTCGGACCAGTTCGTAATTTTCGTCGAACACAAACAACGCTCTGGCGCCAGCGGCATATAGCTCTCCATCATAAAACTGTAAACCTCTGAGACCCCTATCACCACCACCAGAATCCCAACTGATGTGTGGGTAGTTCCAATCTAACACCTGTTCGGATGTACCCTTCTCCATGTCAACTATGTAAAGACCACCATGACAATCGCCTCTGTTTGTTGATCTTATAACAGAAGAGACTAAAATCTTTGGAATGCTACTCATTTTTTATTCTTTCTCTTAGCCCTGACGATGAGAAGTCATGCACCCTGCTATTATAATATATTTGTATATTTTTGGCAGCGCAGACACTTTCGCCAGTAAACGGTTTACCCTTATAGTCCTGACCTAAAAATCTAACATCTATAGGCAAGGTTTTTAAAATTGTTTCTAAGTCTTCTTCTGTTTGATAAACTATTATTTCGTCAACGTACTTACACGCCCTAACCTGAATCTGTCTTTCAATGAGGCTTTGTACGGGTTTGTTTTTGTTGGGGTTAAAAATAGAGGGGTCTGAATGAACCCCGACTATCAGATGATCACAATTCTGCTTGGCTTCTTCCAGCATAGACACATGGCCTGCATGAAAGAGGTCAAAGCAAGAACATGTGAACCCGATTCTATTCGTCACTAAAAACTATACCTCTGGTTCTCAAAGCTATAACGTTATTTTCTGCGCAATATTCTAGCAAGGGGTCAATATAATCACTATAAAGTTTTGACGGGGGGACATCGTTTTTTAGTAAAGACGTATGTAGGTCGTCGTGATCAATCATGATAATTTTTTCAGTGTCAATAGAAGACATGATTTCATCAATATTTAAAACGCCCGCTATACTTTCAATCTTTGGCACAAGGACTGGTCTTTTTCCGAAGATACTCCAATTGTCTAACTGTGAAGATGTTTCAACGTTGGATATGGCTACGTACTTTACATTTTCGTGTTCTCTAAAAATTGGATACAGCTTCTCTAGGCTGTACTTATTGCTAGGAGGCTTGCTTCTTCCAGATGGTATATCAATAAAAAAGTCATTTGTGTGACTGTTTAGATTTTCTACTAGGTCGTCAAGAGAAAACGTCCATGCGAGGTTGACCCTTATCACATAGTGATCGGGTATTGACATATAATTTCTAAGATTGTTTGAAAGTAGTATCATCTATTTACGTCTCTTATTTCTCCTGTTTCCCCGCTGCGTACCAAGACAACTAGAGAATCGTAAAGATGCATTGATTCCAAGCTATCATTGATTCCATCGACTGGCTCAACTACTGGCGCGTCAGCATAAGGGTCTTCTGACTCCTTCAAAGCAAAGTAATCAGTGTAATCTTCACTCCACATGGTTGGTCTTGTTGTATGGATCGCGTGTAGGTTGTCTACCAAAGCCTTAACCAGATCTATAGTGGTAACTTGGTGTTGGCCTTGGGTTTGAACTTTCATGTTTGGTCCATGAATACTTCCGCCAAAATGGGGCCAATATGAAGTATGTGTGTCCTCTATTACATAAACCCCCTCTGGGTTTACTGAATTCCACAGGAGCAAGAGGGAGTTAATCTGTTGATACATCTGCTTGCCACCGTCATCAATGATGACATCAAAATTACCACCAGTATCTTGGAGGAACGCGCTGATAAAATCAGAGTCTCCTTGATCTCCGATATGGATCTCTACCCCCTCTTCTTCAAAGTCCTTGCACTCTGGACGAATATCCATGGCAAAGATTTCAGCCTTCGGAAAGTATTCTTTCCACATCTTTAAACAGCCGCCTTTGCCGATACCTATCAATAAAAATCTGACTTTGGCTTCTCTTATAGCATTAAAAAATTGATCATACACTTCGCAGTAGTGTGCTGCGTGTGGCTCAAGCATCGTCTGTTCTGGAGTGTCCAGAGCTATCTCTTTCAGAGTCCTCATTTTCTTTTTCCTTGTGTATGAAAATTTTAGGTTCGTTTTTGTGATACTCTATGTGTGGTAGAGGGTACATGTTTTCTATAACCCTCCTTACTCCGCTAGCATGCATGTTTTATACCGCCTGTTTTATTGATCTATAAATTTCGTTCTCCATTTCCATACGGTCTTCATCATCATAAGACACATATCCATACAGAGTGTGCAATGCTAGCCCATTCCTAATAAATCCAAAGCGAAGCCCTTTTTCTCTTTTATAGTCGTTTATAGGAATTTCGTCATAAGGTAGAAATTCTCTAAATTTATTTACGTCCTTATATACGTCTGTTCGCATTATGCAGGCGTCATTACATAAATAAGGTTTATCCGTTTTGTCAATACTATATTCTCTTGGCCTCAAGAACTCTGGCAGATTTTCAATAACCACATTAGCTAGTTGTCTTTGGGATTCAAAATCCACCCTGACAGGATGAATTCCTTTTAGTTCTGTGTTTAGCCCTTTTACAGATTCCCAATAGGCATCTGGATTCCACTCAGAGGCTCCGACCGTGTGTTGGTTGAGTGTTACAAATTCATTATCAGCAATACCCCAAGTATCTCCAGCAGTCTTTTGCATGTCCTGTCTTAGAAAAATAGAATGCAACTCGTTCTTTTTTTTCTCTGAGCAAAAGTCTTCGATGAACATATCGCAGGTGGGAACCCCTATATTGACTACCGGTGTCAGAAGAAGGAGTTCTGGGTCTGTGTATAGAAGCTCTCTGTTCTCAATCATGTAGTCCCAGACATGATTGCTCATAATGATATCTTCGTCGAACTTCACTGTGTACTTACAGTCTTCCTCCAGCATAGCCCACATCTTGGCCTTATAGTTGTTGGTCGGCCTTCTACCACTGAAGTACATCAGTTTATATGGAATGTCCGTTTCCAGACCACTTAGATCTAGATTGTCGGTCATCATAAAGTTGATGCTGAGAAGCTTTTTGTTCTCTGGCTTGATCCTGTTTACAAAATGCATAAACAGGTCTATAAAATTTCTTCTATGTTGAAGAAAGGTGATGCAGATTTCAGACATTTGCCCCCCATTTTTGAATATAGTCAGAACAAATGGCGTAGCAGTCGTTAACTGACTCTTCAGATACCAGTTCTGGTTTCATACAGATTGTCTTTTTGGTCGTGTCATATCCGGGGTAGCTGACTATATAGCCATTGCTTGTGATGCTGTAATGGTCTTCCTGATGCCAAAAACAATGTATGTTTGTGTGGACTAGCATCTTATCAAGGGCGGCTAAGTTTTTGGCGTGACAAAGCAGCTTGTTGTTCATTAAAAAGTCTAGTTCGATAGCGTGGGTTGGGTCGTCGTGTCCCAAGAACCAAGCCCCGTTAAAAAACCAGACATCTATCTCAACATCATAACCAGCCCTCATAGCCTCCTTGATATAAGAAGGTCTGTTCTCTTTGCCCGGATCAGCACCTGCCAGATTTCCGCGATGTGATATAAACTTCATTTTACTTCTTCAGAAAGATGTCCAGATCTTCTGGGGTTCCCAAGCCCCACATTTTTTCAATTGGGAAAATTCTTATCTTCTTATCGTCTTGTATAGCTTCGTTAAAAACAGGACACACATAGAACTCATTGTTCACACGCCTGTTACTAGCTATCATTTGCTCCGCATATTTTACGTAATCACTACCCTTAGACCAATAATAGATACCAACAGTGGCGTTGTTTGAAATAGGTTTCTTTTCTGCGACCTCGGTGACGAATCCGGTTTCGTCAACCTTGGCAAAACTCCACTTTGGGTGAACAGAATCAAAAGTTAGGATACCTCCGTCAACTCCGTCTGCCTGCATGGCGTACAAAAACTCGTTGCTATCCCATTCTACAAATTGATCGGAGTTTGCTGTCAAGAGAGGTTCATCGTTATCAATAAATTCTTTGGCCAGCAACGTCGTACACGCCGCCCCCTCTGTCATACCATCCACCTGTACAATTTTGCAACTAGGAGATATTAGGTGTAACAAATGTTTCAGGTTGTACTTTTCATAGTGTTCCTTTTGGACTATGAAAATGTGTTCTGCGTCTACATTGATATTTTCAACCACAAGCTGGATCATTGGTTTTCCGTTGACCTCTATCAGAGGTTTAGGAAATGTATACCCAGCTTTTTCAAATCTTGAACCAGCCCCGGCCATTGGAATTAGAACTTTCATCTTCCCACCCTGCCATTTAGGTTTTAGAAACTTGACTTCATTCTTTTTGTTTGCGTCTTTGATGGCTTGTATTACGTTCTGATAAGTTACATCTTCTAAGCCTTTAACACCCATAACATGTGCGCCAGACTCGTGGGCTGCTTTTCTGCCAATATGAGAGTCTTCTACTATTAAAGTCTCCTTGGGATTAACACCAGCCTTTATCATGCAGCGCAGGTATATCTCAGCGTGAGGTTTGGGGTTGTCTACGTCCTCATTAGAAAAATATTCATCAATGTACTCTATGTATCCTGCGTGAAACAGCATTAATTTTACGCTACTTCTTATAGAGTTGGATGCACAATATACTTTAAGACCCCTGTCTTTTAGGTATGACAAAGTATTACTAATGTCTGAATGGTCTTCTGGCTTTACCGTGTCTTTGATAACATCAGCCGTACACTCCTGTTTCCTCGACCACACCTCTTTATGAGCCTGTTCGGGAAGCCCTTTTTCTTTTGTCAGTATTTCAAGCTTTTTTTGTGTTGGCAAACCGTCGTATGTGGAGAGATGCTCTTCTCTCTGGACTATGTATTGTTCGTCAATGGACGCCAAAGCTCTATTTAGGGCGTGGTAGTGTATATCTCTAGCTTCTACTAGAACACCATCCAAATCAAAAATAACTAGCTTAATCATACCAGATCTTTCGTCGCGTACCGTTGACTCATCATGCTGTAATCAAACACCGGAAGAATGGGGTCTTTGTAGTGGTCTAGCTGCACCGCAGAATATGTGTTCATCACGTACTTGTACTTTGAACGAACTCTGTCTGACCACTCGACATCTTCAGCTTGCCCCCAAACAATACTCTCGTCCAGAGGTTCTTCTTCCATAACTTTCTTTTTGGCCACCCAATAGCCACCAGAAATATACATGCGCCGCGTGTTTTTATATTCATAGGAAGGAAAGAATGATCTTCCTTCTCTGATTTTACCTTCCGGGGGACACCAAGGCTCTTGTTGAACCCATCCGGGCTTTACGAGTGGGTCATCTAAGACTACCCAATCTCTGTACCTTGTTCCATCCCCATTTAATACCACGTTCATCGCAATGTCCCAGTCCTCTCCAAACTTTAGCCAGCCTTTGTAAAATCCTTTCACTGGCGCAATGTAATCGTGTGTGTAGACCACAATGTCATTCTTGGCTTCTTCTGTAATGATATTTTTTTTGCGAGTTATCCAACCCTTTTTCACCGTCTCGTCAAACTTGATTACCCGCGTGTTTTTTCTCTGCCACGCAAAATCTCCAACAACAATTATTTCATATTCAGGTATGTTTTCGCTTTCAATAGCGTCAATAATATTGTTGACTTTGACAACGTTATCTTTGCCATCGTGTCCACTATATGTAACTATACCGAATGTAAAATTCAAGCTACCACGCCTATCTCTGGCTTAACTTTCGCATACATATCTAAGCATCTCTCTGCTTCCTCCGGCATGTCAAATTCCTCAAGCATTTTTGACACCCTATGGAAGTATGTGTGATTATTCATCACGGTTTGGTATCCCCTTTTCATATAGGGGATTCTTTCGTCTGGATATTTAACAAAGTGGTGTACGAGTTCGTGAAACTCTTCTGGTGTTTTGGCAAAAACAACTTCGTCGTTTGTGTACACTTCCTTTGCCATCGATTCAACATAATCTGAGATGCAAAAACACTCGTTGGCTAATATTTTGAAAGTTCTTTCGTTTACATCAAAACCAAATTCTGTTGCGTGTGGTTCGCTGATGTTTGGACAGATTTTTGAGGACTTCATCAGGTGTTTGACTTCTTCGTCTGGAATCCACCCCATGTAATGACATCCGGGCCACCCTTGGTTTCCAAAAAATTTAACATTGTATTTGCCAACAGGATGTGTCAATGGCATCAGATACTTATCCATATTTTGGGCTTTGTATGGCCAATACCCGCCAACAAAAGATACATCGCATTCATACTGCGGCTTTCTATTCCCCCCAGCATACACAAAGAGATCAGCGCCGTTCATCACCGACACAGTCCTGCATCCCGCCTCTTTCCATCCGTTGTGCGTAGAATCAACACAGGACTCTGGATAATAGATGTGCAAGAAGTCTGGTTTTCCGGTCTGCTCTTTGAGAGCTTCGACTAATTTTTTTTCATCTTCGGTGGCAAACAAAACTCCGTACTTTTCTGGGTCTATTTCCTTTTGCATATCGCCCCAATCCGCAGCCTTCATCATGACTTTGAGGTGTGGGCGTTCTTTTATACATTTGAAAAGGGAGTTATTAAGATTGTATGTTTGCCCAAAGAACATGTCCGGTTCAAACTCGTCAAAAGCGTCGAACGGATTCTTTTCTTGGATATCCCAAAGTTGTACATTGTGTCCCAGAGCAGAGAGAACTCTAGCCCATCCTGTTCTTATGAAGAAGTGGGCGTGTGGGCCGTCGCTTGAAATCATTATCTTCATACAGATTTTCCCCAATTTGGAAGATCTTTAAGAGAATCCACTTCTAGTATTTGCATACCTTTTGGTTCTCTTGCTTCTATTAATCCGTTTTTATCTATAACCATGTTTAGTATTTCAAACATATACATCTTATTTTTGTCTCTCTCAGAACAAAGGCTCTTAAATATCTCAAGCTCATGTCCTGTTAGATATATTATCTGCGCCCATTTATTTTGTAGGCCATACGAAAAATTTGTTATCTTGTTTTCAAAAATATTGACGCCTATTTCGTTTTTTCCAAATCTATCTTTGGTATCAACAATGGCGCATGAGCTATCGGAAGTTATACCGTGTAAGGTATATACATTAAAGATTAGATCTCCGTGGATAATTAATATATTATCATGCACCGAGTTGTTTAGAGCAAGCCTGAGACTTTCTACAATATTTGTTTCTTCGTATAGTTGGTTTTCTACTACCCTTACATGAGATGGTAGAGTGCTAATTATTTTATTTGCCTCGAAGCCCACTACGACAATTATCTCAGAGTAAGGAAAAACTTTTTTTACATTACCAATCAATCGTTCAATGATTGTTCTGTTTTTAGAGGTTGGGAATAGACACTTCGGGCCATACGATTTCATCCTGTGTCCCATTCCCGCCACAGGTATGATAACAGTAAGCTTATCATGTTTTGCTGTTCCAGACGCAGTTTTCTTTGCTGGAACTGTAAATCTAGAATTATTTTTGGGCATTAAGTCTGTTTTTAACTTTCGACATTATGTAATGCCAGTTCTTACTAAACACTTCAGGATTGACATTCGTTGTTTGATTTAATCCAGTTATGTTGGCCACAGCTAGTGATTCTGGGATATGCACTATCATAAACTGCTCACTGATCCTTATCCAAAGATCGTAATCTTCAGCGCAACCAATAAATTCTCCACCGCCCGGACCATGCAGATTGGGGTCGTAGAACCCTCTCTCTTCTTTGACTGCTGAGAACGCTCGTTTGCTGATCAACGCATTACTATGAACAATACACTCGTTCATCAGCACGTTTCTATTATATGGCTGTTTAAACTCTCTTACGACTTTTCCACTGTTGTGATCGTGGATTTCATAATCTGCATAAACGACGCCAATTCTCGATGGGTCGTCCATCATCTTCCTAACCATTTTTGAAACTTTGTTAGGATAGTATTCATCGTCTGCGTCAAGAATGGCGAAAGCGCTGGTCTCTTCCCATGCGTAGTTGATGGCGGTGTTCCTAGCCACGCTGGCTCCACCATTCGGTCTTTTGATAGCTATAACGTTAATCTCACAGCCATCGGGACGGACTATAACCTTTTCTGCTATCTCTAGATCGTCCTTTTTTGTTGTGTCTGTGTCTACTATATTTTGAATCTTCTCCCAAGAATCATCAGTTGACCCATCATCAACAACACAGATTTGCAGTGGCCCCGGATAATCTTGATTTAGCGCACTGCCTATAGCTGTGTTGATATATTGTCCATAGTTATAGTTAGCAATAACAATGGTGATTAACGGGAGGTTATCCATATACTTCATCCCAGTCTTTTATGAAAGAGGTTCTCTTTGTTTCCTCTGCGAATATTTCAATCTTCTCTTCCAGAGGAAGAGTCCTGTTTCCTGCCAAGAACTTGTGAACCACACACTGTACGGTCAACCCATTCATTTTATCATCCTTGGCTCTGACCATACTGAGTTGATCTAGTTTTGTGTTTACGGATTCGTTCAGTTTAGCTGTAAGGTTCTGAGGAATTTTTTGCCCAGATCTAAAAATAACGTAGTATCCATTTAGAGATTTTTCAAAAGCTTCATCTACCATTTCTAGATCTGTGGCATCTAAGTTAAGCATTGTTACAATATTAAATGGTATGTTTTTTTCTACGTTTGGGTAATCAAAATGCTCGTGGCATACATGCCTTATGTTGAAGGGGTTGTCTTCTTTTTTTGATACAACAAGGGTCACATATCTCGGAGCCACTTCTTGTTGTTGTATCCCCTTGAATGTATCCTTTATGTCATCCAAAGGTTTTCCATATTCGTGAAGTATAATAAATCCGCAGGAAATCTCTACTTCTTTTTCCACTTGTTGTTTGGGGTCTGAAACATTTTTAGACCAGTTTTCATCTCTGTAAAATTGACACAATCTTTCGATGATGTAGAACTCCTCGTCATCGTCGTATCCTTCAACAACGTTGGTTCCAGAATCCCTAAATGTTTCTATATTATTTAGATCACACCCCACCTGAGTGATACCGATTTTGTTTGCGAACACACATCCTTTGCAGGACATGATTACTTTTTCTTTTTCGTTGGTCATGGTCTCTGTGCCTCCACCGACATTTTGAATTTAGAGTGCCTCTTTTTTAAGATCTTCAGCCCAAGACCCTCTAGTAATTCTGCAAGCTCTTTTATGCTAAGGTGACTGGCTTTAAAGTCCCAACCTGCGGTCTGTTCGCCGTGCATGATCTTATTAAATTCTGTAAGATCCATCTCCTTCTTGTTGAACATCATACAGACAAGAGCCACGTCTGTTCCTCCAACGACGATCCTTCCCCCGTGCCTCAATTTTTGAACCCAGTTATGAATAGCCTTTCCGGCAATGTCCAGTGGCAAAAAATCTATGATATCCAATGCTAATATTTCTGTTGCCTCAGAGTCATTTACATAACCATCTAGATCTGTCACATCTCCGGTGTTTACCCCTTCTACACCGTATGTGTGAGGGTCTACGTTTAGATATCCAGATAGAGGGTGTCCTTGACCCCACATTAGATTAACTTTCATCCTATTCTCCTGATTGCGCCAACGGCGTTGAAGGGGCTGGTTTTTCCTCTCACCCAAGATCGTCTACCAGTTTCCTCAAAGTGTCTAATTTGTTTTTTGACGGGAATATCCATTAACTGGAAATCGTCGTTGTTTTGTAATATATATGCTACAGCTTCATCCAGCATAAAGTCTTCGTCTTCTCTCTGAAAAAGCTCTTCGTAGTCGTACTCTGTCTCCACTCTCGACTCAAGGTCTGGAGATATATCGTGAAAAGCAACAATAGCATCTTTTGTTAGCCATGGCTTCACAGTTTCAAAATCTTTTACGACCTGTTTGAAAGAATGAAAACCATCTATAAATACAAAGCTGAGAGGGTCTCCACTATAATACGAAGATAGATCGCTGCTGTCACATTCTATTTTTTTAGACAGATCAGCAAATCCTCCCTTGTTATACACATTATTATCAAACATTCCATAGGCTTCAAAATCCATGTCTACGGAATAGACGCTTGGTTGGCCTCCAACAAGCCTTCTAGCAAGACATAAAAGAACTGCTGAACCCCCACAAAAAGACCCTATCTCCATCCAGTTTGCTTTAGGGTCAGAATTCAGAGAGAGCCACAGTATGCACTCTTGTTCGTTGGGCCACAACCCTATTGCGTTGGGCATCCAATGAGAGATTATACCAAATGTTCTAAACTTATACAACAAAGAATGTATTTTATCTTCATGCATAATCTGCAACGCCTCTCAATATATCGTCCCACTCTGAGACAAATCTGTCCATGTTGAACATATTTTCAATTGTCTTTCTGGCTTCCTGACCCACTTTAGCCGCGAGTTCCGGGTCATTCAAAAGGTCAACTGTATACTGTCTTAGTTCGTCTTCGTCGTTTGACAAAAACCCATTGACTCCGTTTTCTATCACCTCTGGGATCAGACACGTTGCAGTAGAAACTACCGCACACCCACACGACATAGCTTCAAGCAAGGAACAAGGTATGGGAGAATGTGTTGATGTGTTGATAAACACCTGTGATTCACAATAAGAGTCTCTCAATTCTTCAAGAGATTCTGCTGGCTTAGACAAGCCCGGAGTATCGCCTATAACGTATGTTGGTAAGTTTTGGGTTACTCTATCCCAGATACTAAAACCACAACACCAATCTCTGTTGATCCAATCGTTTACCACAGACAGAGCCTGTTGTTTTCTTTCTACCTGCGACGGCTTCCAGAAGTCTGTATCCATACCATGATATATCACCTTCCCGTTGGGTTTGTTCCATACTTCCTTGTTGTATTCAGAAATAAACACATCGACATCTGCATCTAGACTGGTGAAGTAGTCGAACTCTTCTTTGCTCCAGTCTGTAGGGGGTAGTAGATGCCACAGGTTAACCAACGGTAGCCGGTGCATTTGGGCAAACTGGTGAGCGAGTGGGTAATGAGCCATTACATTTTGACAAAGAACAACGTCTATATCCAAATGAACTGGGACTTGTTCTTCTTCAAGCCGCCCATCCAATATATGGTAGTTTTTTGGAATGGGTGCGTATTGGGTGTTCCAGTTTCTTATTCCCTGTCCAGTGATAGCGTAGAAGTTGTGGTTCGTTCTACAGAGGTTGGGTTCATATCTTTCGTGTGTCACGAAGGTTAGAACATTTAGCGGTTCGTCTGGAGACCTAGTAGCCGCTCTTGTAATAGAAGAGACTGGATTAACTGGCATTCTCTAGCTCCCGCTTGATCATTTGTCCGACCTTCTCATAGGAATACTCTTTGGCTCTCTGCAAGCCTCTATCCTGCAAGTCGGCGTACTCTGTCCCGTTATCTTTCCACAATTCGTACACTTCTCTCATCTTCTTCCTGAGAGAATTAATATTGATGCTCCACCAGTTTTCACGACCCACATATATGTCTGAAAACGTATCTGTCATACCAAAGACTGGTTCTTCGGTACACTCAATCAAAAAACCTGCGTCTTGTAAGAAGTCTCTCGGGCCACCCACGTCTGAGCAAATAGGCGTGCTGCCAAACCCCATGGCATCAAAGGCGGGTATACACCAAGCTTCTCCGAAACTAGGCATGACAAAGCAGTGGCAAGAGGCATGCAAGCTATTCAATTCTTCTTCAGATATGTGTTCAGTGATTAATAGTTCATAATTATATTTGTCCAATGAAGGGTACAGCTTGAGGTTAGCCTTCACCGTGTTGCAGATATTTTTAAGGTTTTCTAGAGTCTGGTCTGGGTGTTCTCCATACTTGGTGGTTTTTACCACAAGGGCGACTTGTTCGTGCGTCTCAAATTCTAGGTGGTAGGCTTTTAGTAAGGCCACAAGGTTTTTTCTTCTTGTACTGTCGCCAATAAAGTAGAAGGAGAATTTTTCTTGTAGTTCTGGTATCTGTAGCTTTGGTCTGGGCGTCATATATTTGTTTTCATCTGACGCACATGGGATAACCTTTATAGGTACATTAACCCCGCTTCTCTCTGAGGCTTCCACCATTTGGCTGCAAGCAACCCAAGCCTCATCCATCAAATTGATTTTGTTGGCCCAAGTTGATTCCGTAAACCTATCGGTTTCTGTAAAATAAAGCGCTATGTTTTTATCAAACAAGCCATTGTAATCCATGTGGTGTGGTAGAAGGTTTTGAATACAGATGTCGCTACCACGAAGACTTTTTTGTTCTAACTCCATCAATCTAGGATGGATTCGCATATTGTTATCATTCAACTTCAAAGGTCTGCACACCACATCTATTCCGGCGGCATCCATTGCCAGAATATAGTCACCGGCTGCTTTTGCCCAGCCAGTACCATCTCTATAACAGCCTATAAATAATACTTTCATTTCTTCTATCTATTTAAAAGTCAAAAAAGGCTACGCACTGTTCGCCCTCTTCTGTAAAACGCATGCTGCAAGACTTGTTCAAAAATTTAAGAAGCTCTTCAGGCGACAAATCTTTAATAGTGTAGTTGCCTTCCGTGTACTTTTTCTCAAAACTTGTGACGTGTAAATCTCCAGCTTTAGAGTGAGAAGCTCTCGCAGAGGCAAGGTTACCACTGGAAGAATCCCATTCTACAAAGACTGTAACCTCATTATTGAACGTTATTTCAAATCCGGCTCTGTTTTTAAATACTGGGAACATTGTTGGGCATCCATTTCGGTCTGGGAGCTTGAATTTGACCAAGCCTTCTTTGCTCCCAGTAGTTAATTTTTCCTCTCATTCCGGCTAGCTGGTTGTAAGCCTCTTGAACGTCAAATTTCTGAAACGAGGGTTTGTTGTAAGCATAGCAATCTTCGTTAAAATACAGGCTACCAGTACCTTCTATAAAGACTCCGTAGTTCAGGTCTCTGGTTAGCCTAGCCTCCATGTAGCTATCCAGCTTAGAAGGATCGCCAAGGACATTTACTATCAACCACTTGGCAATCTCTTTGTTTGTTAAATTTTTAGGAATCTCCGTAGACGGATTATGTAGCTTGGGTGGGGAATCCCAGATCCCCTCTCTTATGGGGGCGTTGTCAAACTCTCTCTCCCAAATTTCAGCAGTTTTGTCATAGGAATAATTTTCCTCAAAACCCTTTCTAGAGTTGTCCCCCAAGGCGTGCTGCTCTTCTTTGCTTAGTTTGAAGAATTCAACCAGTTTCTCAACGGTGTAATCATTGTCTGGTATGGCCCTATAACATCCCGTTTCCAGTTCTAGATATTTTGTCTTTAGCTGGATAGGTGTGCCATTTATTTTTCTAACAGCGCTACTCATAGCAGAGTAGTCAACAGACATGACTGGTACTCCGCAGGCCGCCGCCTCCACTTGCGGCAAACCAAACCCTTCGCTGTTGGCGTACTGTATATACAGGTCAAACGTGTTCATGATGTCAGCAAGGTATTCTGTAGAAACCCCTCTGTTAACGTTCGACAAACCACACTTATGGCCACCGCACCTCGAACAACTTGTGATAGAGTCAACAAAAAACGAAGGAAAACACCAGTTACATTCTTCGCATACATAGGTGAATAACAACCTGCTGGCCAAGCCGAACTTCTTTATCAGCTTTGGGAGATCCCACCCAACATCAGGGTAGCTTGTATGGCAATATAGAAAGATGTTTGGGTTGTCGGTGAGATCTAGGAACTTTCTAAAGGTTTCGAATAGGTCTGGGAACAGTTTTCTACGCTGGTTGCGCATCACCGTGCCGATGATCTTTGTTTCTGGTTTCAGACCAAGGCGCTTTTTGTGTTCATCTCTATCTTCTGCCGGTCGATATACTGAGTCCGCTGAAGGTGGAGCAGTGCCAACATAGTTGATACACCCTCCGCTTTCTTGTTTTAGTGTCTCGCCAGCAAAGTCTGAATATGTGAAGACTACGTCAGCGTTTGCGTAGGTTGCCAACCATTGCTCGTTTTGCCCTTCTGCGTCAACGGTGGGCATGATGAACCAATAAAACAGATCTCTAAAAGGCGACCTCTCTTCAAACTCCAGCATCCAGAAGTCTCTGATATCTACCACGATATCAGGTTTAAAGTCTAAGCAGACATCCTCAAATCTCCATTCTCCAAATTGGTTGGTTGGGATGGAGTGGTACTCGTTGAATGCTTCTGAATTGTTTGGTAGCGGAGAGTTTGGATATGTAGGCCACGGTATTTCATTAAGTCTCTCGTCTGCCGGATGAGCATAGACAGATAGCTCTGCTACATCGTATTTACCGGACGCATGCCATCTTTTCATGACCTCTCGGCCATAAGTAGCATAACCAGTATTTAGGAATGAAGCCTCGTTGCACAAGAGGATTCTTTTTTTTCTATTCGCCATTGGCTCTTTGCAATAAGGATATGATTTTTTTAAGGATGTTTTTTACTCTTCCTTTTGAGCAACATATTGTATCTGCTATTTCTTTATGTGTGTAGTTTTCAAACTTCATTTGCAACACCAGCCTTTCTTTTTCAGTCAAGCTGTCTGGGATGTACTCCCATATTCCCTCTACAGGAACGTACCAGTCGTCGGTCCTGTTTATAACATTTTTGATTTTTGCGTCTACAGGGATTGTCTTTGGCTTATTTTTTCTTGTATATCTAAATATTTCGTTTCTTATGCAAACGGTAGCGAAGGTTGAAAATTTACTTTTTTCTGAATCGTAATTTCTGATAGCCTTTAACAGACCTATCAATCCCACCTGTATGTAATCTTCTATATAACTCCTGTTGTTAGAAAAACGAAGAGCCTGAGAAACAACCAATCCATAATGAGTATGGACTAGCTGTTCCTCAAGCTCTTTTGTCTCTTTAGAGTCTTTATTTGAATTCTTAGAACGGGGCATCGCTCTCCGCAACAGCTACTTTTTGAGTCTCTTCCTTTTGCCTGTCGTTGTTATTGTTATTGTTATAATTAAACAACTTGAACTTGTTCACTCTAAACTTGACCTTTGAGCGACGGTTGCCCTCCTTGTCAGTCCACTTGTCCTGACGAGCAGAAGCCAATACAGCAATTTCATCGCCCTTGCGACAATGCTTGCCAATTGTGGTCGCTCCTGTGTCCCAAGCTTCAAAATCTAGATAACTGACGTTCTTGTTCTTTTCGCCGTCTCTGGACTTTCGGTATTCGTTGATAGCCAGAGTAAACCTCACGACGCTTGTGTCATTAACGTCGTTTAGTTCGGGATCGGCAACAAGACGACCAATAAAATTGCAATTGTTCATCGACATCAGATTAGAGTCCTTCCATAACGAAAGCTAGGTTAATTAGTTCGTAGCCTTTAGCTACACCATACTGTTCTGCTAGTTCTTGAAATTCTTTTGAAAAAGTTGGATATGCTTCATAGAATATTTCTGCCAACTTTTCCTCTAACTTTACTTCTTTTGGGTCTTCTGGGGGTGCAATTAGATCAACAAACGTTGCGTCCTCTAGCTCGTTGTCGTTTTCGTCAAAGTAGCTAATGAACTTGGTTGATAATCCGAGTCTCTCAGTCTTCATTAAAATGTCTTGGAATATTACTATTCGGGCCGCATATATAGGACACTCTACAAAACTTGTATAGTTTAGTTCTGTTGAATAGTAATGTATTCCCGGTCTTGTGTCGTCGTTTTGTAAAGTGTATACACAAATATTTTCGTTCACATCTGGATCAATTACGTATCTAGATGGAAAATATGCGCTACAACCGTTTTCCTCGGCGTGAAAGACCTTGACCATGTAGTGGTGGTCTTTCAGAAATTTTATGATTCTCTCTTCCATTCGCCTATCTAAAGTACCATCTGTTGTTCAGATTTGCACAACTTTTTTGACAACAAAACCGTCGTTTCCTCTGTTGGCTTGCGATCTGTCTGAGCGACCTCCGTACAACAAAACGGTGTTTCCTTCGTATAAAGTTGTGTTGTGTTTTTCCCAATCATCACAAAAGACTGTCACATTATCAATAGATCCTGTACCATCTTCAACCGTAAGAAAAGCCATATTCCTGCCCTTATTTTGACCCTTTTTTAATTTATATTCTTTCAGGTCTATAATCTGGACAGCCAAGGTGACATCACCTTTGATTCCATCGAAAAACTCTTTGCAAGTGGCGGTGGCCGCACTGGTGTCACAGGAATCAACTTCAGAATAACTAATGGGTATTCCGAGATATTCTTTTTCAACCCTAGAAGACCAGCTTGGAGAATCGTCAAGAGAGTATGGCGGGTCTTCCAGCATCAAAACAAGACTTCTGACAATCTCGCTTCTTGTACCATTAAACGTTCCGCCACCCATTTTTTTGGTAGGAGACAGTTCTGTCAAAGCTGGTATTATCTCGTCCCAACTCTTTTGCCGTTCTATTATCCAAGCTCTTTCTTTGTCCGTTAGCTTGGACCAAACATCAATCTCGTAGATCATTCTGTTTCGGGAGATACCAAAACAAGAAAACGCCCCAACAGACGCTAGGGCGTTGCAAACTTTACTATTAATCTTGTGAGAGGCATTTATCAGGAATTGATACCAAGACCAATCCACAACAGGCTTTTCTAGAAATTCTTCGATCTCAGAAATTGTAGAGACCAGCTTTTCAACCTGCTTTGCCCCGACAGACTTAATGTCATTAAACCCAAAGTGTATAATCCTATTGTTTATATTAAATTTGTGGTTCATATTGACTATGGAGGGTGCGGCTATCTCAACGCCGTGAATTCTAGCGTCACTCACAACCTCTCTGATCTCGGATTGTGTATCTTGTTTTCCGTCAGCAAAATAGAGGTAGTTACAGTAGAAATTAATTGGGAAATGAGCTTTAGCGTAAGCTGACCAGTATCCACAAATGGCATAAGAAACGGCGTGGCTTTTATTGAAAGCGTACCTGTTGGATTTCTCAATCCACCCAAAAATTTCTTCCGCAATTTCTCTAGTAACGAGTCCTTTGCTGTCGGCCCCGTCTAAAAAAGAATCCTTTACCTCTGACATCAAGCTGGCGTTTTTCTTACCAATAGCCTTTCTTAAAGAGTCGGCTTGTTGAAGATCAAAACCCGCGATAACTTGCGCTATCTGCATGCTCTGCTCTTGGTATACCAGAACCCCTTGCGTGGACTCCAATATTGGCTCTAGGGAGTCGTGTAAGTACGTTAACTCCTCTGTGCCATTCTTTCTGTCGACGTACCTCTGAGTCATCGACTTGCCGTCAATGATTGCCTTGAGGCATCCGGGTCTGATCAAGGCCGTTAGAGCGGCTAATTCTTCGATGTTGTTTGGGCGAATCCTTTTTGCCCAAGATTTTCCTAAATTACTTTCAAGTTGAAATACACCTTTTGTTTTCCCTTCCTTGATTAAGTCCCAAGTCATTCTACAATCATATGGAGACTCTCTTATTTTAAAGTCTACAGATGGCAAACCCGTTTGGGATAGAGTAATAGGGTGCTTCGGATCTTTAACAGAGAAGCTACAACCGCAATCAAACCGGTAATCCGTCATTGGCAAAAGCCTTTTCAAACTTAACCTTGGGTGCGTAATGACGATAAAGTTTCATAAACTTAATCAATACAGCGGCGGTGTCTTTTACATCTTGTAGGGCGTCGTGGGCATTTTCTTTAGACATACCAAGCCAGTCTCTAATAGAGTCCATGCTTATACTTCTGATGTCTTTGTTATTTTCTGTCCACATCCAAACCTCTCTCATCAAGTCTAGCCTATGGATTGGATGAAAGACGGCCTGAACATTCCTCTTCTTATCTATTGGTCCGTATGATTTGCATAGTCTTTCGGCAATAATCATATCGAAATTGTCTATATTGTGACCAGCGGCTATGGGGGCGGTCCAAGAACCCCCTTTGTAGTTAAACTTGTTTACAAAGTTTGCAAATCTTTCCCACACAGTTTTGGCGTGTGGAGCTTTTGAAAGCTCTGCTCTGGTCTTGCCGTTTATTTGAAGAGCCTCGTCTTCTAGCGGGTCCACACCAGCGGCCACAGCTTTTTCATCTCCCATTGGTTTTATAAGAGATTCGAAATATCCGTCTGGTTGTATGGTCAGTTTTCTGCCATGAATCATTACAGCAGCCACTTGTATTGGCTGTGTTGTGTGTGGGTTTCTACTCCCGGTCTCAAAATCGAAAACGCAAATATCATTGTAATTCATTATCGTTCTCTGTGCTTACAAGTTTGTCTAGAACTTCAGTAAAAGTTTCAAAATTTATGTCTTCATATTTTACAGTCTTCTTGTCGTCGAAGTCTCCCCTCGCAAGTAGAGAGGCTACTACTGCGGCTGAGTATCCAGTGCCAACTTGCATGGCTGTAAACCCTCTTTGTGGATATATGACCATCTCTTGAATCTTGTCATCCACACTCATATAAATAGCAACACAGTCATCATTTGTTGGTGTGCTACAGTTTTTTGTAAATATGTGCTTAAGCTGATCTTTATTTAGATCGCATTTATTGATCAGTAGATTTATGGTCCAGTGGTGTCCCGGCCAGCGTAATGTCCTGTATGAAAAATTAGAAACCCCAAGCTCTATCATTCTATTTACGCTATGGGCAGACCCACCGCTTGTGTAAAAGGCTTCTAGTTCTCCAAGATTTTTTGTCATTAGTTTTACTAAACCAAGGAGTGGTGGAGATACAATCTTTACCCCGTTCTGAACAAGGATGCAGTCTTCCGTATATTCGTTGATCAAGCCGTCCACAGACCAAGTGCAGTTATAATTAAAATAATCTGATGGTACTCGGCTTTGAGGGATACCACCAACCATAACATTGACATTTTCTGGAGTCTTCAGTTGGTCTTCCGCTTCCGACGCCTGTCTGAAAAACTCTTCAAGAACAATGTTAACAAAACCCGGAGCAAGGCCGAGGTCAGTCATAATTGGGGCTTTAGCGGATCTACTGGCGAATTCGTTGATGTCTTCGCTGATTTTTACGTTTCCGCCAAGATCACAATACCTTAGTCTGTTTTTGATGCAGTACTGTGCTAGTAAAGTGTTTTCGCTGTACGGAAGACAAGATATAACTACGTCTGGATTGCCAAGCCCTAGAGTATAACTATGTTGTAGGTTAGCGGGTTTTTGTAAAAGCTGGTTACACTCTTCGAGAGCTTTTTCCGAAGAGTCAACAAGCGTTAAATCAAAGCCAAGTTCATCCATAGACCAAGCTACAGCTTGACCCATGTTTCCCACGCCAATTATAGCTGCTCTCATTGTACAGCCCTTCCTTTAAGCTGTTCCCAGTCTTTTTGTGGTCTTACTGTTAGATTGGTATTCCAAGCGCCGATCATAGTGTTTGGAGGTACGCCAGCATTTATTGCGTGTTGTATTAAAGCGTTGAGATCTTTTGGAAAACAACTCCCTCCAAATCCCAGATTGCCGTCCGGGCCGGGAACCGACCAGTGAGAATCCCCCAATCTGTTGTCGTGTATAGCATATTCGATCACCTTGTCGTAGTCAACCCCGTCCTCCTTGCACATCGACGAGATTTCGTTGGCTAGGGAAACCTTCACAGATAAGAAGCAATTGGTGAGATATTTCACGTACTCCGCTATAGTTGAGTCTGTCTTTACAATGGAGGCTTTGGGGAAAACGTTTGCGTAGAATGATCTTAGTCTAGTCGTAGCTGGCCTTGGCCCACCTAGAATAACACGACTGGTATTACGAAAGTCTTCAGTGGCGTTTCTTTCCAGAAGAAACTCAGGGTTAAAGACTACTTGGGAATCAATGCATTTTTCGTTGATTTTTTTGGTGGTCCCCGGAGGAACCGTAGACTTGATGACAATGATATTTTGTCTTCCGGTTTTGCAAGCATCTAAACAAACCGTCTCAACAATTGATGTGTCGCATGATCCGTCTGGCTTCATTGGCGTTGGAACGCAAACAAAAATCACATCACAAGAGTATGATAGATCGGATATTCCTTTATGCGTGGAGAGATCTTTATGAGCTTTATCATAAGTATACACTTTGTTGTAACACGAGAACACTTCTCTTAAAGCCGTCCCAACAAAGCCCTGCCCTACTATTCCTACGTTTCTTATTTTCATAGTTTTGTAATGGCCTCATAGATGAAGTTCTTTGCCGACTCCGCATCCTCAAAAGAAAATGTCAGCGGTGGTCTTAGTCTAATTGAACGATTGCCAGACTTAAGAGCAAGCATGTTCTCTTGTAGAAGTGACATCATCCCGTCTCGCGTTTGCTCATCCGGCAAGTCAAACGCAATCATAAGACCTCTACCACGAACATTGTCTATTACTGGAAGTTTTCTCAACTGCCTAAGAAGATCTTGGCCAACTTTCGATGCGTTTTCTACTAAATCTCGTTGTTGAATAGCATCTATTATGTATCTAGATCTAACCATATCCACAATATTGCCACCCCAAGTAGAATTAACACGACCGGAAGTACTGAAGACATTGCTCTCTACCTCGTCTATCCTGTTTGTGGAACAGACTCCACACACTTGAGTTTTCTTGCCGAAGCACATCATGTCTGGGACAACATCGAAATGTTCATAAGCCCACATCTTTCCGGTCAGCCCCATACCTGTTTGCACTTCATCAAATATAAGAAGGCAATCGTGTTCGTTTGCTATGCGTCTAAGGTTCTGGAAAAACTCTGTAGGAAAATGGTTGTCTCCACCTTCACCTTGGATCGGTTCCACGATGATGGCAGCAACCTCTTTATGCATACGGCGTTCAATATCTTCCCAATCAGGCTCTACGGTAGTCCATCTAAACTTGGGAAAAAGCGCGGTCTTTTCGGGGGTTGTATTGGTGAGAGAAAGGGTGTATCCTGTTCGCCCGTGAAATGCATTCTTGAGATGGAAGATGTCTAGATTGTTGATATCAACAGTGTGGCTGTACCCCAGTTTTTGAGCCTTCCAATCAAACGCGGCTTTTAGCGCGTTCTCTACTGCTAAAGCTCCACCGTCAATAAAAAAGTAATGTTCAAAATCAGGAGTGATGGACGCAAAACTTTCAACAAACCTTGCGTATTCTTCTGAGTACATATCACTGTTGGCAATCTTTGTCATGCCAACCCGACCCATCTCCCTTTGTGCGGATATCATAGCTGGGTCTTTCCAGCCCAGTGCTTGGCTGGCAAATTGAGAGTAGCAGTCCAAATATCTATTGCCCATGTCTACATCGACAATCCAGCTACCGACACTCCTCCTTGTGTCTACTACAATATGAAATCCGTCAACAAGGATGTATTTTTGTAAAGTGTCTATAGTCTGAGAGTTAGACATTTTACGGCTCCTCCAGATTTCATAAATTCTGACATATTGCTAACCAGCGTCTTTTTACCAGAAAATGATAGAGAAAACATATCTGTAGGAGTTACAACAGTTTCGTCTATCTCAATGCTGTTACAAATAAACTCTTTAGCTTGGTCCTCGTGTACGTTTAAGACATCCAAAGTCCCACTATTGTAACCAATCTCTATCAGCTTTTGTATCATTATATGTTGACTGAACTTAGAAAACGCATCTCTGTAATAAACAATTCTATCTTTTAAAGGAAGAAAACAGGTGTCTAGGTGATAGAACCTTGGGTCAACTAATTCACAGCTAACAACATCTATATCAAGCGCTCGGCCTATTATCGAATGTGCGTCTGGGTCAGTTCTGAAGCCAGAACCCATAAACAGCACACCCTTAAAAAAAAGAGCGTCTCCTTCTCCCTCAAAACATACGCTTTCTGGAAGTTCGACAACCCTGTACCCATTTCGCAAGAACCATTCTTTAAAGAGTTTTTTTTCTTCTCGTCGTTCTTGGTGTCTAAAGTTTGATAGAATTACAGTGTTTTTGTAAACTAAGCCAGCATTAGCTGTGAATACCATGTCTGGTAAACCACGCTGCGGTTCGATGTACCTAATCCTAGCACCCGCCTTTTTGAGACGGTCGCACATACGATCCCATTGAAACATCGCAAACTCTGGATCAGCATCTTTATTCATGCTCATCCAAGGGTTTATTTCATATTCTATACCAAAATATGTTGGCTTACATACTAGTATTTCAGTCATCAGCTACCGGTGTTCATGCCTTGTGGGAAGTTTAATGAATCACCATGGTTTACAGTCCAAGCTACTTCGTGGGTAACAGATCTGAAGGTTCGGGCTGCGCTAGGTTGTCCGTTTCCAGACTTCTTCACTCCTCCGAATCCCAGATGGCTCTCAGCAGCAATGCTCCCGCCGTTCCAATAACCAAGACCAAAATCACATTCATTACGGATACGTCTGGCAATTTTAAAGTTCTCCGTTACTACTCCTAGTGAAAGTCCATAGTCCGTATCATTGTAAATGCGAATAGCATCATCTACTGTGTCGTAAGGAATAATAGAGACATGAGGTCCAAATACCTCCTGCTTGAGATAAGGGACATCTCTCCACTCAGTCTTGTAGACAGTGGGCGTCAAGAATAAACCGTCGCCCTCCAAGCGTTCTCCCATCAACAGCACTTCTGCTTCTGGATCTTCTTCTACCATTTTGTTAAACCCTTCAACCCTTTGGAGTTGGGGTTCATTAATTAGACTTCCATAAAATGTGTTGTCGTCAAACGGATCTCCTGTTACGGCGTTAGCAGCAAGAGAAGCAAAATCTTTTGCGAATCTGTCGTATAGAGATCGGTGGACAATCATCCGGCCAGCAGACACGCAACGTTGACCAGATAGTTTGAAAGCGCTGGCAAGGCATGCTGCCATTGCGAGGTCATAATTAGCGTCTTCATGGATAATTACTGCTGATTTACTTCCCATTTCACAAGAACAAGTTTTGTGCCAGCTTTCAGCACACACTTTACGAACATGCATTCCTACATCGGCGCTTCCGGTAAAGCAAATGTGGTCTACATCTTCATGGATCAATTTATCGCCAACCTCTCCATCTCCGTGAACCATGTTAAACACACCCGGAGGAAAACCAGCCTCTTTGTATAGCTCCGCAATAATTTGCCCAACCCACGCAACGTCTTCGCTGGGCTTTAGAACGACAGTATTACCTTCGACAAGAGCCGGTGCAGCACACCAGAAGCCTCCAATAGCGAAAGGAAAGTTAAAAGGAGCAACAATAGCAACAACACCCTTGGGCTTCCTGAGCATAAAAGCGTCTTTTTCAGGTAGCTCAGACGCGATTGCTTCTCCATAAGGCATTCTTCCTGTGCTAAAAGCGTATTGAGCCATGTGCAAAGCCTCGTTGACCTCTGCAATAGACTCGTTGAAAACTTTTCCTGTTTCTTGGCTAATAATAGCGGCGATATCTTCCTTGTTGTTTTCTAGAAGTTCTGCCACCCTGAGAAAATAATCGCCGCGTTGAAATCTACTTAAGTTTCTCCACTCTGGAAAAGCGGACTTGGCAGCGTTGTACGCTGAAGAAATCTCTGCTGATGTAGCTTGGGGAAAAGACCCAATGATTCTCCCTGTTGCTGGGTTAATACTGTCGAATAAACTTTCTTCGTTTCCTTCTACAAACTCACCGTTGATGTAATGCATGCCTTTGGCGATTTGATAAGTCGTCATTTTGCTTCCTTAGTAGATTCCATTAGATTTTTTACTGAGTTTTGGCAGAAACCCTTTTGGCCCCGCTCTATGAGTTCTATGATCACCCCGCCCAATTGTGCAAGGGGTTTTGTGAAGATTTGTTTTAGGTCGTCTTCAGGACAGTCGATTACGTCTTCTGTGAGAAATTCTACGCCTTTTTCTCGCCAATCTTTTACTACCCGATCTATTCCAAACACTTGGTATGCAAAATGGTGAACCCCTCCAACACCACCTCTTTCGGCAACCCACTGACCAACAATTGAATTCTCGTCCCCGTCCGATATGAATATTTCTGGAGCAAGATGTCGAAATCCCCCGGCTTCTATTGGTGGGACATTGTCCATTTTTTCTCTAGGGATCATTGCAATGCATTCAGCCTTTGACCCATCGTCAAAAACGATATCAAACTCAGTTCCAACCTTATACTCAAGTATTGAGTTTAGAAAGCTGGCAGCCTCTTTTCTGTCGGCAACTCTGTAAGCTATGTGGTCTAGCCTCATTTATACAGCTTTCTTTTTATCTCTAGATATTTACTTATAGCTTGACCAAGTTGAGGTCCATCATATATTTGTGAAAACTTTAGTCTGTAGTCGTCACAATCTACTTGGTATTTTAAAGTTTTAAATCTAGGATAGTAGTCGTTAAGACAGCAAAGGGAAAGTTTTTGACATTCCACAGATGAGCCATCTATTAATACTGTCTTGTAAAGCTCTGCGATTTCATCCATTATATTTTTCCACTGTCTAGTTGGTTAGATACTCCCATGATTTTGTCCAAAAAACTAATGCCCAGAACATCAAACTTTACATGACCCATTGCTTCTAAGTCTTGCATTTCCAATCCCGCAATCTTCTCGTGTCCTCTTTTTTCTCTGACCATCGGACACACCTCGTTGAGTTTCTCAGAGCCGATCACAACCCCTGCTGCATGCTTGCCCTGAGATTTGTATGTTCCTTCTAGTCTGATAGCTTGTTCAAAAAGCTTGCCTAGTTCGCCAGTAATTGTGCCGTCATCCTCAAGTCTACACCAATCTTTTAATTGGTCTGGCGTGTTCATTAATGCCCATCTAATAATTGAGGGATCGTCCATTTCTTGTAGCTGGTCAGAAATCTCAGCTTCGGAAGGGATGTTCCTTGTTATCTCATTCATCTCGTCGTAGCTACAAGCATCGTGAACCCTAAGAACCTCTTTGATAGAAGTTCTACCCTGCATACGCCCAAAAGTTACCATCTGGCCGACTTTTTCTCTTCCGTATTTTACCCGCATATATTCTATTACTTGTTCCCGCTTTGTTGTGGGAACGTCGATATCAATATCAGGCAAGGATACATGACCCTCTGTGTTCCGACCAGCGTTATAAAATCTCTCAAAAATTAAATTATACTGTATGGGGTCTACTTCTGTTATACCAATCAGATAGGAAATAAGACAACCTGCCGCCGACCCTCTTCCCGGCCCCGGCAACCAGTTTTCTTGCCTAACATGGTTAACGATATCTTGGACGATAAGAAAGTATCCAGAGAGGTCTGCCTCTTTTATCACAGAAAGCTCTTTCTTGATCCTTTCGGAATATTCGTTGCTCTTGTTCTGGTCATCAACCTTTCCAAGAGACGCTAGCCTGTCCACCCAACCATGTCTACACAGTTGCGTTAGATATTCATATTCACCCATTCCATCAGGACAGTCGAACTTAGGAAGCATTGGTTTTCCCAAGACTTCATAAGACTCGCACATATCACTGATTCTTCTGGTGTTGGCTATCTCAGCCTCGGAATTTATAGCAGCTATTTCTTCTTGTGTGGGAATGTGGTATTTGTTAGAGCGAAAGAATCCGCCAAGACCTATCTCCTCGTCGTTGTTCATCTTCTCGCTGACTTTTTTTAGCGTAGTTCTGAGAGACGAACAAAGTAGAACGCGCTGATCGGCTGCATCCTCTGAGGATGGGTAATGAGAGTCTGCTGTAGCTACACAGGGTATTCCTGTTAACTTACTTACATATCTTAGCCCCTCTGCTGTAATCCTCTGTGCCGGAGCCATATCTTGGTCAATAAGTTGTATCTCAAGGAAGAAATTATCCTTGCCAAATATCTCGCGGTATTTCTCAGCAAGCTGGGTAGTTTTGCTAACCCAGTCCGGGTCCACGAACGATTTTGCTTCTTCGTATGTTTTAGCTCCATAGGCAGATCTGGCATCTGAAAAGATGATATCTGCAAGTTGACTACCAAGATGGCCCGAAAAACTTATCAGGTTGCCATCACAGTATTCTGCCAAGGTGTTCAGGTCTAGACGAGGCTTGTGGTAAAAGACCTCTTCGTCGTTGCTAGCTGACGTGGCCTCTATTAATTTTTTCCATCCTTCAAAATTCTTAGCCAACACTACTAGATGACTAAGCCGTCTGTTTGTTTTATCTTTAATACAAGGGTCTTGATCACATAGATAGAACTCACAACCCAAAATAGGCTTTATGTTTTTCTCTTTCATAGCTCTAACAAAAGAGATGGACCCTGAAATTGTCCCATGGTCTGTTAAGGCGCATGAGTCATACCCAAGTTCTTCGCAACGCGCAGCAACCTGAGCGGGTTTTGAAAGTCCGTCGAGCAAACTGTAGTGAGTGTGTAGATGCAACGGTGTCCAGATAGGCATTTTAGCTTCCTATACGATCAAGATCCTAACCGATTAGGTTATTTTTTCCTGTTAAACTTTTCGTAGATATATCGGGCTGTGGCAACGTCTTCTATAGCAAGCCCTGTGGCGTCAAACAGAGTCCTCAACGCGCCACTTTTTTCAACTCTTCCTTGCACTATTTCTGATAATGGCGACCATATCTGTGAGATTTTGCTTTTCTTGGCGTATTGTATCTCTCCAGAATGGGAACACTGGACCCACTCATCGTAGGAGACCATATCAACATTTTCAAGGACGCAGGAGTGCAATTCTCTTTTTCCCTCTGCGTCAGCGCCAACGGCATTAATATGAACTATAGGTTTTAAATCTTTATATTTTATAAAAGGTGTTCGTGATGGTGTTAAAGTCGTAACAATATCAGAATCCCACAAACATTGTTCTAGGCTTTCACAAACCTCTACCGCAATTCCCTGCGACTGATAATAGTTGTCTTTATACTGAAGGGCTTCTTTTACCGAGTTTGCTCTATCTTCACTCAGGTCAAAAAGCTTTATAGTTTCTATATCTCTGACATGCGCTACCGCCCGAATTTGTCTGAGCGTCTGATGTCCACAACCTATGAATGCCGCTGTTTTGGCATAAGACGGAGACATGTGTCTAGTAGCAACACCTGTCACAGCCGCCGTTCTAATAGCCGTAAGTGTTTCTGCGTCTAAAACTGCTAGCAGGTCTCCAGTTTCAATATCATTGATCATCACCATAGCAAAGATGTTGATCTTGCCCTCTTCCTTGATGTTGAGTCCAGCCCACTTAATTCCCGCCGTTTTGCCCACAACCGCTGGCATAGCCCTGAAGTCCCCGTTGGGAACATTCATGTATACTTTGGGCGGCATCTGGGTGTCGTCAAAATTTAGAAAAAGGTCTTCTACAAGCTCTACACACTCTGGAACTGAGAGTAGTTCCGCGATCTCTTTATTGTTAAAATATTTAACCGGGAGCATCATAATACCCTATGTTAAAGTCTGGTTTGGTACAATCTTGCGTTGTCCTTTCGATACCGTTTTGCTTAATATGTTGTTGTACATATTTACAAATATTAGTATCCGTACCTTCCCAGTTGTTCTTATAGTAATCGCAAAGTTTAGTACACTTCCAGTGCGATTGGTTCTGAGACAATAACATTGGGGATTTGTTATTTTTTATTTGGTTGAATCTCTTTCTTAGCATATTAAGAAATAACTCTTTAGCCCCATCGTCATAGCACAGTGAGAATGGTCCTCCGTCTTTGATATAGAAAATGGTCATTATAGCCTGATCGTAATCAGGGTATAGCTTTGATATAGCATAATAGTAGAGAAGCAGTTGTGGGTCAGTCTCTAGTTTATTATAGTCTTTTTCTTCACCTGTGGCCCAATTAATTCTTCTTCCAGTCTTCCAATCTACAACTTCTATGACCCCGTTTTCCACCTCGGTAACTAGATCTATAGTCCCCTTGATGGCTAATTTACCTTTTAGTCTTGTCCCATCATCAAGGGTGTAGTCATACTCTGCCCAAGGTTCATCTATCTCGATGTCAAAGTGTGGTTCTGTGTCTACAATGGTTCTGTTTCTAGGATCAAATTGGCCGTCATTGTAATGTAGACCCATCCACGTCCATTTGCGACACTCCCTCTCTTCTTTATCTGTATAATCATGGACGCAATTAGAAGTATAATGTTCAAAACTTTTATCCACTAATTTATCAACAAATTCATCTGAGTATAGTTTGCTGTGGGTGAATGTGATTCTTCCAAGCGCGTCATCTGTCACGCTCATCAAACTAGACTCGGGGAGATTTTGTAGTCTTTTCTTGCAAGCGGACAGACACTCCATCACCTTGTGGACGATGGTTCCCTGTTGGGCTTTTTTGCCTGATGTTGACGGAAACCCCAAAACATAATTTATATAATACTGTTGTTGACAGTAATCATAACTATTATATGATGAGCTTCGTATATAAGCTACGAGCATTCATTCCACTCCAAGGCTTCTGATATGACAGGAAGTTCTTCCCTAAAGATGCCCTTGATTTCATTTGCAATGTCCTGATGCTCTTTCTGAGTTGATGGATCTGTTCGCAGTTTTATGTAATGAATCCAGCTTCTAACTGTTCCATTCATATACATGCGCGTCTTGGTACTAAGCGGCAACATGAACCTAGCGGTTTCTTTGGCTATACCTCTTTCTAGGGCTTCTTCGTAAAATGCGCTTGTTGCGTCTTGAATTCTTTGATGTGTATATTCAAACCAAGTTCTATCGTCTTCAGACAAATCGTCAAAAGAGTTTTGCCTGTTCTTGTTGTCTTGTCTTCTTGGCTTGACATATTCAAACCCTTGTGCTTTTGCGTATCTCTGGCTGAACTCTTGAAATGAAAAACTTCTGTGTCTTAAAATCTGAGCGGCTATTCCTCTGGTGGTGTTAATTTCAACCACCATGTTAGCCATCTCAAATATAGACCAGTGGCCATGTTTGATGCAAAACTTCAACAGCCCAGCTACGTCTGGGTTGTCTTGATTCTTAGGGTTGCTAACTCTGGCGCAGTATCCGATGGTTTTTTCTGCGTCAGGAGTAATAGAAATAAGCTTAACTTTCATATCGACTCCAGCCACCCCCAACCCTTCATTATTTCTAGTAACTCTTTTGATTGCTCTTCAACGGTCATGTCCTCGTTGTCAATCATAGCGTCAAACCCGTCGTAGGTATCCAAGGCCACCTCACTTGCGTGAGAATCTTCGTGTGGCGTTCTTGTGAGGCGTATGACCTTGCCACCAGCGTTCTGGATGGCTTCCACCTCGTCTGGAAACCGGCAGTCACCAACAAGAGCTAGAGAACTTTGTTCTGACTGGATTTGGTTAATACAAAAATCCACCCATACATCTTCTTTTAAAGAGCGACAAACATCTGTTCCAAAGTATTGTAGAAACTCTCTGGCTGTATAATCTTTTATTGGAGAGGGGCTATTTTTGTCTTTCTCAGACCCATAACACTGTTCATAGGTTAACCCAAAAAAGTTGATAGCAATTGATTTGAGAGAGTCTGCAAAATTATATGACTTGACATAGGGCCAGACATTGGAAGAACAATACTTAACAAACCTTGGCTCCCTGTTGTCTAGGTCCAGCCTACCCATTTGCTGAACCTCTTGACCTTTTTCGTCCATGAAAACGGCGTTGACTAACAGCTTGCCCCTCTCATCCAAAGAGAACTTTTCAATTACTTGATTTCTCTGTAATTCATAACCATGTAGAAAGTTAATGCACGTTGTCTTGCCCGCCCTTTTGTGTCCACTGATAGCTAGAATTTTTTGAGTCATTTTATAAGCCTTGCTGGTTTATCAAGCACAAAAAAAGTGATAGACGCCCATAGGCATACTTCAGTAAAGTGGGAAGGCTGAAAGCCATCTAGAACAGAAAAAATCAATGCAGCCCAAGTACACAAATGGGCAGTAGCCCTATAGCTAAATCCTAACCTCATATCAAGTCTGGACATCTAGATTCCTAATTGCGGTTTAATATAATTATTTATTTCTTCCACGCTCATGTCTCCCACGTCTTTTTGTGGAAGATCAACGAATTGAATGTTGTACATTCTGTCGCACTGTTGAAAAATTTTTTCTTTTGCTTTCTGGCCAGCCTCGTCAGCGTCTGTCATGACGACTAGATTTAACGCGCCAGATCGTTCTAGAATGATTCGCTGTTGCTCGCCTAGAGAACAGCCAAACATACCCACTACATTATATATACCAGCCTCGTCCAATCTCCACACATCTCCTTGACCTTCTACCAAAACGACCGTGTTGGTTTCCGAAATATGGTCTTTTGCGTGCCAATAATTATACAAAGAAGCCCCTGAATTGAAGCCCTTGCTGTTTAGCCACTTTGGGTTGAGGGTGTCACTCACCGACCTTCCAACGCACCCTATCATACGATCCTTATCATCGTCATAGACAGGAACCACGACCCTGCCGCTCATTGGTTTGCCCCGCGCTGTACATAATCCTACGTCAAACTTTTTTAATGTTTCTGGCAAGAATCCCCTGTTAACATAATACTGAGCCGGGATTTCTATTCTGCTTTTTATCTCTTCGCGGCTGATACCGGATTTTTGCTTAACTTCTTTGTAAAAGATTTTATTGGCAAGGTCTACAAAATCTTGTTTGCTGTCAGTCTCTGGTAGATTTTCGGTTGAAGGAGACCCTAGAAAATTATCGACGAACCTTAAGGTGTGTCCAAACCCGACATCTTCTTCAGATTGTAAAGACAACACACCTTGAACAAACCCTAATATATCCTGTTTGTATTCCTGTTCGCATTGATGCGTCCAGCATTTCCAATTGCCGACTGAGTGGTCGCCCGTGGTGAATATGGTAAGACCATTGGGGTTATCTCCACCATGAATTGGGCATGCAAACGCTATTCTATTATCGTAAACCTCATGATCTATTTCAAAATAGTCTAAGAGGTCTGTGATCCTCTCCATCAATTTTGAGGAGAGCATTTTGATTGCGTTTCTGTTAGAATGGGGGCTTGTCTTCATCTGTTTCTTCGTCTACAACATAACCGGTGTCATTTTTTCTTGATGATTTTTTCAACTCGTTTCTGGTTACACCTTCTTCAATTTTTCCAACCTCTCCTCTCATTTTCACATTGATGTAATCGCCATCAGAGAGGCCAGACCCATGCCTAGCCACAAGAGGGACTAGCTTCCTATTCCCGTTTTCTGGGCCGTCTTCTGCCACCTCTTCTTCTGATTTGTTTTTGAATATGGAGAAGCTTGTACACAGCCAGATAAGTCGGTCAGACCCGCTGACCACATCTGTTGATTCTTTGGTGATGCCGTCCCTGTTTAGCTGCACAAAGGAGAGACAGGGGCAGTCGTACTGAACACAGAAGTTGTGTAAAGAGGTGATTTGAAAACCAAGAACTTGGAATTCTTGTAGACTAGAACTGATACTGTCGGATGTCATCAGTTTCAAATAGTCGTATATGATCATGCAGTCGTTTGTTCTGCCGTTTTCATCAAAGCCAACAGTCTGGGCTATCCAACGACGCATGACAGAAAGGGTTTCCTCAAAGGACTTTCCAGCGATACTTATGTACTCGTATGGAATGTTCTTGAGCTTTTCAGACGCTCTCTCAAGCTTCTCGGTGTCTATGGCGCTGTTAGAAAATTTTCCAGTCGCTATGTAGTTGATATCCATACCACTCAGGCCAGCGAGTATCCTGTTGAGGTGGTCTTCCTTGGACATCTCTGTGTCAAGCATTAAGACGGGTATGTTTAGCTCTGAAGCGATATACATCGCCACATTGTCAGCAAACATACTCTTGCCAACCTTGGGTCTGGCGGCTATCAGGTCCACACATTTTCTTCTGAAGCCACCCCCAATAGCGGTGTCATACCTGCCAAAGCCACTAGGAATCCCCATCATTTGCATGGGGTTGTCCAAAAGGTGTTGTATGTACTCTTCTACGTCTTCTCCAAGCGATACCGGCTTATCAGACTTTCCACTATTAACAGTGTTGGAGAGTTCAAATATTGGGTTTTCAGCCAAAGACAGAATTTCATCTACCGTCTCATCTCCTGATATTTCGGAGACATCTGTGTAGATTTGCTTTACTTGTTTTTGTATCTGTCTGGCAAATTCTAACTTCCTAATCTTGATAGCGTGTTTGCGAACATTTTCAAGATGTATAGGGAAGTTGAATATAGATCTTAAGTACTCTAGCTCCTTCTTGTCGTTGAGAGCTTCGTGTAAGTTTAATTCTGTAGCAGCGGAAAGTATCGAAGATAAATCAATTTGGTCGCTGTGTTCCAGAGACTTGCAAAGACATTTGTATATCGCCTGATTTGATTCGTGAACAAATGAGGTTGACGTTATTACGTCGTCTACATCTACAAAAGCCTGAGAACCATATTGACATAACCCCGACAACACAGCCCTTTCCGCCGCTGCGTCGTTGAGAATGTTTTGCATACCCTAACCTCTACAGCAATTGCTGCACCTGTAATGTTCTCGATATTGTGAAGGATGCACTTTTTCTGGTCTTCCACAGACATAGCACATCGCGTCTATGGGGGTTTTGGCTGGGGTTCTTGTTCTCTTTGTTGGGGGTTTGGCAGAATCATTAATTATATCCGCCCCAGCCTCATCTAAACCCAGAGTTCCGTCATCTGAAAATTCATTCTCTCTTGCGGACTCAGTATTTATTTGTTGTTTACTGGCCAGCCTTTGTTTTCCCTTCTTTTTCTCTACCTTTGGCATCTCAAAGGACTCTTCTTCTTTTTGATTGTCTCTCTCAGTCCTTTCTTCAGGTTCCTCGTCTAAAGCCTTCTCTTCATCTACTATTGTCTCGCCTGTGAATTCTTCCCAAGCCTGTTTGACCAACTCAATATCTCCACTTATAACACCTCGTCTAACTGCGTTTTGGAAGTCTATTAAAGATTCAAGCCATCTTTTATTAATTGACATTATCTACTCTCCTCTTACTTCTTTGTAGTTCTGTAAGAGTCGCACTTAAAGACTGTATTCTGCCAGCCATGTAAGAAAGTCTGTCTAAAACTGCTTGGGCGTAGCAAAGTATGTCGTTGAGCTTGGCGGCGTATTCATTGTTCTGAACCACAAAACCTTCCTTTTCCTCGTACTTTGTGTAACGATCAAAACTTCCAGAATTCTTGGCGACCATGCTCCTGATCTTACTTTTTGCCCAGTTTACTCTTGTGGTTTGTTCGTTGAGTTGCTGCTGAACATATAGTGCGTACTGTGAAAGGGCGAAGGATAGCTCTCCGCATTCTATGCTGGTTAAAGCCTTTAGCTCGAAAGTCTTCATGTTTAGTATTTTGAGGGCTTCCTCGTTGTACTGTATGTTGTGGATTCCCTGTTTGGTCAGATATGAATCAATAAGCTTTTCAAAGTGAGCAAGGTTTTCCTTAGCTGTTGAGAATTCTTTGTCTCCACTCATCATCACTCTCTGTGTATGGAAGTTCTACGTATGTTATACCGTTCAGATCTGCCCAGTTAATCTTTTTTCTGTCTCTAGCCTGAGCCTTGTAAAAGTCAGCTTTACTCTTATAGAAGAAGGAGTTAAACTCATAATGTTGAGATCCATGAACTTCAACCATTAGTTTTCTCTTTGGAATATAGAAGTCTGCGAACAGCCCGCACCCCGGCAGGGAGACCTCTTCCAAGATTCTATCGTAGGGAAACTCTCCAGTCAAGAGAGATCTTGCTCGTATATGGTGTTTTGAGCGTGGCCTATCGTCATCCTTGTAAGGAACATGATTAGTCAAGTTCCACGTATATGTTTTACCATCTAGCCCTGTTACTTTCATAGCATGGACTTAATATCAGCTTCTAACAACTCTAGAAGCTTAGGATTTTCTTGTAGAAACTTGTACAACTTTTCTTGACCCTGAAATTTAGTAGTAGGGTCAAACTCCATAGCCTTGGCTTCTTCCTCGTGGTTTTCCATGAAGTTGCATTTAAACCAAGCTCCAGCCTTGGAGATCAGACCAAAATCTGCCGCCAAGTTGATCCACTCATAAACACTATCAATTCCTTTTCCATATCTCAAATAGCTATCCACCACTGCTCCCGGTGGTCCCAAGGCCGAGTGTTCCACGGCCCAAGAAACTATCTGGCCAATTGGTGTATCAGAGTTTCCAACATTCCATCTTTTTACACCCTTGGCTCTTAGCTTGATGTCAGACTGGTATTTGATTTTCTGACCACCGTCTTCAATATAAGCTTTTCCATAACCACTGGTGTTAGCTATCAGGTGTTGAATAATAATAATGATGGTGTTTTGGATAGGAACAACGGTCCCCATTTGTTTGCAAAAAGAGGACAACAGCTTGGGAGTGCCTGCTCTGGTTTGACCATTAATCTCGTTGAGCATCTCCTTTTCTGGAGACAGGGCGGAAGCGGAGTCTATTATGACTACGCAGCCCGGATGATCTTTAATAATGTTTGTAGCAATAGTCAAAAAGTCTTCTGCTGTTAAGATGTTGCCTTGGGTGGATTGTATTACTTTTAATTTATCGGGATTTAACCCCTCTACGCCACTTAGGTTCATCTTTTTAAACCTACCCTCGGCGTTCAAATAGTAAACCATTCTGCCACCAGCTTCTTCAGTTTGACAGTTGGCGGCTATCTGCAAGGCTGTCGTGGTCTTTCCACATTTTGGCGCGCCAGACAGAATGACCCAGCTACCTTCTGGGATTCCTCCATTCAACCCAATATCTATTGCAGGGCTAACAGGGATAGTAAAAATATCTTCTTCTATGACAAGATTAGAATCGATCATGATCTCGCCATACTTTTTAATTATATCCTTCTCTACCTTTTCGTAATATTCATTCATCGTCTAGCTTCCTTAGCTTTGACAGTTCGCTCTCTTTCCCGAACCGCTTTCTTTTTACATGTGTTCTGTTTTCTTCGTGTTTTATTACGTCGGCCTTTTCATCCAGCTTTTTTATCTCCTTCTCAGCTTGATTGATCATTTGTTCAAGCTTGGGGAATCTAAGTGAGAATATATTGCGACCACGATTACTTTGTAAGGCTTTTATAATAGCCCTCTCATCGTGTTTTTTCACCAGCCTATTAGCAAGCACCAACTGGTGTTTGTAAGCGTTTTTCCACTTGTCTGTATTCCAGAACTTGTAAGCCAGAGATCCTTTGTTTTCCTTTTCGGCCATTCTCTGACACATCAATTCCGCTATGTACTGTGCCGCTGTGCAATATTCTCCGGTTGAAGGTGATTTATACCTGCTCTTCTCGCTTCTGTTTTTCGCCACTTAATACACCTTGTTTTGTTATCAAACACTCCCCGGCTTCTGCCGGATCTCTATTCTCAGAAAGATGTAGAGTTAATTCTGGTACATTGTATGTGTGAACCCGCAAAAGACCATCGTTCAAAGTTCCGATTATATACGACTGATATGTCTCGCCGTCTGATGTAAACAGGAAGCCTCCAGCCCCTTTGCAAAAGAAGTAACCATCGGCGTCTTCTTTGATTTGAACGGTGTTTGTTCCGTTTTGGATTGTAAAGCAAGTTATATGGACGTTGTTATCCTTGCAGTACATCCCAAGTCTAATCCAAGCACTTTCTGGTTCAACATCTTTTCTGCCATCGTCCTGATATACAGTTTCTCCGTTTGACAGTTCTGCCATCCATATTGTGCCTGCCTCTACCAGTTGGGCCGTGTGTAGATCAGGCGCAGTACAAACGTAAGCCATTAATCGTCCTTTATCTTATACATGATGTTTGGATTAAAATTATTCTTTGGACCTTTCGATGACTCGCCAGCCATTGACGCTGACTCGTTCATCACAGTTACACCATATTTTTCATTTCTACTCATCAATTCTCCCGCCGAGTTTGTGTCAGGAGTTTCATCTTTGCTTTTTGCAACACTGCCAACTCTCTCTTTCTCAACAGAGTCAAGGTGTTTTGATACCGCTTTGGTGGATCTACCTAGATCTTCAGCAATTTTCTTTGCTGGGAAATCCTTGTTGTTTTCTATGTAGAACTTTTCTACTTTTGTCAACGGTCCTTTATTTTTGGTTGGCATCTATGATTATCCTTTCAGCCTGTGTTAGATGTCTGCTATTTCTATTACACAGATACTTGTGGTATTGTTCAAAGACCCCAGAAGAAACTTTCTTCCATTCCAGATCAGCAGACCGTTCTCTACCAGCGAATGTTCCCCAAGGGTCGAAAATCCGCCCTCTGGCAAACTTTAAATAATAGATTGTTGAGCTTTCGTCGCCCCTCCACTTGTACACCTTTTTTGCATAGCATTTTAGATTATCTACGTCGCAGTCTTCCCCCTCTTTGGTAAAGCCAGAAGCCAAAGAGTCCCACGCATCAGGAGCTTTAAAATCTATTTGCTCATTCTCATGTCTAGACATCATGAGCCTCCGTATATATTGTGTGTATTTTATTGTCTTTGGATGTTTCTGCGTTTATTATTTTAATACCCTCTGCTGGAGCAACAAAAAAAGCTCCAGAAACATCTTTGGCAAAACTGAACTCCTGACACTCACTACAGTATGCTCTGACTTTAGTGGTGGAATCTACTGATTTTGCTTTTAGTGTTTTGAGAAGGAGTCTTCCGCAATTAATACAGTCAAACAAAGTTTCAACAAGTTCTGGCGGCGGTTCTGCGTTCTCTTTACGGGGCTTCTCTTTTTCAAAAAAGTCCATAACTAATCTCCGTCGTGAAACTCTCTTATCTTGTTCATTAGTCTCTTGAGACAATCATATTTGTCTCTACCATTAACCATTACCGAGATTGTATCACTATTGAATCCATACTTCTGCAATTCTTCTAGAGGCATCACTGTACCAGAACACTCTCCGTTTTTCAAGACCTCGTGTACACTAATGGTCATTCTTACTAGAGCTTTATGAGGAGCTTCACCTTTTGCCATTATTTCTTCCCATCTTTAATATACCGCTGCTTCTGCGACTCGCTCATCTTTGAAACTTCTGAATTGGAAGCCGTCTGATGTTTTTTATACCAAGGCTGTTTTTCAGAAGGTTGTTTTTTGGCTTTTTCGTTTGCCTCTTTTTGCTGTCCTGTTCTATCCCCTAGCTCGTACCTGCCCATCTTTTCTGTGTTTCTCTCAGCCCAATGCCCAATCGTGCTTGGCTCGCCTTTTACAAAAATCATCGGCTGGCCTAGAAGCCTTTTGAGCTTTGGCTTTTTGCATTCTGGACACGTCTTCTTTTTTTTATCCTTCATCGACTGGACTATTTCAAAATAGTGGTCGCAGTTGTCACATTGGTACTGGTATGTAGGCATTACAACATCTTTTCTAAGTCGGATATAATCTCTTGTAACGCCTTGTTGTTGTCTTTGTTTTCGCAGATCTGCTCACAAACATTTCTAACATTTTCCAAGTTGTCTGACAATGTGAATACTACGTTGCCACCTATCATGTTGCTAGTCTGTGCAATATCTTTAATTTGCTGTAGTTGTTCTATGCCAAAAATTCTAAAAGGTTTTCCAGCTAGAGTCTGCTGTATATACTTTTTGTTTTTTAGTTTCTTTTGGGTTTTCCAAAAACTAAACATGGCTAGCTTCCCAACATGGCTAAAACACCAAGCTGCATAAATGTCAGAGAATAAACAGAATACCAAGCCCATCTTCTTTTAAAGTGGTATAGCAAAATCAGTATACCTAAAGCTATAACTGTTCCAGCACACTTGATTCCCATAAACAGGGCTACATCTCCATCATCGGCCTCTATTAAGAATCTGCCAATGGGATTCATCTCCATTTCGTATAGATATTCCCGTGTTTTGATAGAGATATAAAGATCAGCAGCAGAAGCCACGCCAATAAAAATCCATAGCTGTGCAAAAGCAAAGGGGTAAGCATATTTATGAAACAGTTTGGCAAAACTCATTGGGTCGGATTTCCGTATCTATCTTTTCCTTCTAAGTCAGACACTTCTTTCCATACTTCAGACCATCCAGACTGGTCGTCTCCACGAACTCTGGCGGCCTTGTCATCTATATAAATTACACCAGCGGGCTTTCCCATATAAGCATGGTGGTATTTCACCCCGTGTGTTTCTAGCCAATCGGTCCACTCTCTATAGCCACGCTCGTACTGACGATGTATATTACCTTTTTCCCTATCTCCGTATCTCGCAGTATACAGAACAATAGTATAGCCCATGTCATAGAGCTTATTAACTTGGTCTATACCGTGTTGTAGGGGGCCAGCTTTAGAATAATCGCCACCGTGGTTTTTATCAGCTATAACTCCGTCGCAGTCTACTATTAATCTCTTTAACGGATCTTCCATCTTTCTTCTCCTCTATATCATACCGTCCAGAGGACGTAGATGCACGTACCCTTGGCAGGACTCGAACCTGCGACTCTCGGATTAGAAATCCGATGCTCTATCCAACTGAGCTACAAGGGCTTATAATCTGGATAATATTGCAGATATAATTCTATTTCTAACAATATCATCTTCTGTCAATTCTACTATTCCAACCAAATTAGTGTCTTCTAACTTGTCTAAGCAATTTTCCAAAGCCCCTCTAGCATTGGGAGGTAGGTCGCTCTGTTCTATATCCCCGTTCACAACCGCTTTAGACTTTCTACCTATACGAGTTATGAACATTTTGATTTGCTCATGCGTTGTGTTCTGAGCTTCATCCAAAATCATAAAACAATTATGAAAGTTTCTACCTCTCATATATTCTAATGGAACGATTTCTATAGTATTATCATCAAGAAACTTTTTTACCTGCGCTTCTGTCAGATATAGTTTCATTTCTTCTAGTACAGGAACAAGATATGGGTGTATCTTTTCTTTAAAGCTTCCCGGTAAAAATCCCAACCCTGTTCTTCCAGACTCAACAACCGGTCTAGTTATTATAATCTTTTGAACCCTTCCCTCTTTTAGATATTGGCAAGCCAATCCTACAGCTACGCTAGTTTTACCAGACCCCGCTGGACCTTCGCAAAATGTAATATCATTTTCCGATATCGCTCTAATATATTCAGCCTGATTTGGGGTTTTTGGTTTTAGTGATCTCTTTGGACCTCTTTTCATAGGTGTTTTTTCTATTTGCCAGAACTACCAAACCCTTTGTTACCACGTTCTGTTTCCTCCAATGTATCCACTTGTCTCAAGAAAAATGATGGCACGGATTGTATAACAAGCTGCGCCACTTTATCGCCTTCGGCTATTTTATAATGGTCTCCAGAGGCATTGTGTATACACACTTTAATTTCGCCTCTGTAATCCGAGTCAATAACCCCAGCAAATCTGTGCAACCCCTTTACTCCCATGGAAGACCTGTCCCAGATCATTCCTGCATAGCCTCTTGGGATTGCCATTGAGATGCCGGTGGAGATGAGTATTGTACGACCCACCTCAATGTCGTAGGCTCTGTCTGCGTACAGATCAAAGCCAGCGTCTGTGTTATGGGCCTTTGAAGGAAGCTTTGCCGTTGGCCTAAGTTTTTGAACTTCAATTGAACCCACCTCTGGATTTCCTCCCATGTTTTCTCCTGTCCAGTTAAATAATTTCACAGACACCTCCTGCACAGGCTAATTCCTGCTCGGGTTTTGTGTTGTCCTGCTCTTCTATACACAGGGTGTAATCTACAGACTTGTAAGATCTCTTGATATCCACCCACTCCTTCCAGTTATAAACATCCTTCATACAGTACGTCAGCCTTTTTATATCGCCTTTCATATATTTGTTGGCAAAGCGCTGACATCTGTCTGCCCACTCTTGTTTTCCATTACCTTTTATTTTTTTACCAAGCCCTAGTAATGAATCACAAGCCGCCCATAAATTATCTTCCCATAAATTAAGTGCAACTTCTATAAGTCCACTAACAAACATGGCGCCGTCACCGTAGTGCGACACCATTTCACTGGGAAGATACACTGTCGTGAACGGAGCTTGTGGGTAATCCTTGTCGCCGCTAAGAGGAAGCAGGGAAACACCACAGAAATATTTGCGATTCTTATATATAAACTTTTCTACCTGTTCCCACTCTTCAGGCTTGACGTTGATGGTATTAGAAACATTGTGCTGCAAATATGGCTGAACGCATAAAGAATCTGTTTTGCCAACCATTACCCAGTTTTGCTGAGTGCTTTTTACAAACCCCAAAAGACCTATGGCTCCAACTTGGTTCTTTAGTTTTGAACCGTCTGGAACTTCTATACAAAAAGAGACAACATCATCAGAATCATTGGCAGACCATACCGACTCTTCACAGGCACGGGGGTTTTCTTTTTTAAAGTGCTGGTAGATGTTTTCCATTTTGTTGGCTTGGACCCGCCTGATGTAACGCTTGGCGTGATGAGGATGAATCCCAGAACTAGTGCCGAGGATGCAACTAGCAGTACCTTCAGGCTTAACACAAGTCGTTCTGGAAGCCTGACTGATTCCGATCTTTTTAGCTGTTTCTTTGTTGACCGACTTGACAAATCTAGCTCCTTCCTTTTGGATATCCGGGTTTAAACATATCTCGTGTTGCTCCATGATTCCTGTCATGGACACACCAAGGAGGGCTTCTCTGCGTAGTATTCTTTCGGTGGTTTCCCCAAGATAGGGGAGATCAGTGAAACCAGCTTGCAGAGTTCCAATAATGGAAGCAGCTTTGCAAGACTCCAGAAAGTCTTCCTTGTTTTTTATTTTTGCACAGTTAATTGTGCTTAGATTGCACGCTTGCCACCCTGTTTCTCCTGTCTCTTCGTCTACAGGATATAGCCCAATTTCCACACACGGGTTGACGACAAACTCTGTTGAATCCGACCACACAAACCCCGGCTCTCCAAACTCTCTGACAGACTTCATCAAAGAGGAGAATTGTTCAGCAGTGGTTTCACCCCTGAGCAAGAGAGCAGAATTATTAGAGCGACCACGTTGAGGATTATCATGAAACCAATTGCCAGTCTTGGCCAATGCCATTTCTTGGTCGTCTGCCGAAAAAAGGCAAATCGTAGCACTTCGACGTACCCCGCCAGAAATAACAGCATCAGCAGCATGCATAACAACATCGTAGACATCTATAGGTCTCAGCTTTCTATTTGAAAAAAGACCATCCTTCATCGCCTTGTCTAAAACCTTCTTGATGTTAGTTAGGGCTTTTTTCAGAGGTTCTGGACCGGGGGCTTTTCCAGAGCTTGAGCTTAGGAAGGAGCCTGCTGGTCTGATCTCGGAGTAATCAAAGGTTACACTCTTTCCTTCATACTCTGGAAACAAGCCAGAGTTTTCTAGGTAGCTACTGACTAAAACTCCAACAGCATCAGACCACCCCTCTATTGTGTCTGGGATGGTGAATTTCTTGCTGCCCTCTTTCTTGTGAACAATCTTAGGAAGTTTGTCCACATGGTGTTTCTGGACAGAGAACCCTGTTCCACAACCACATAAGAGAAGATACATGCACTCTTGAAAGAATCTTGGACGATCTATGAATGACGCGATACAATTATAAACACGGGCGTTGTGCTTTAGGATGGGTGATCCACCAAATTGTAAAGCCCTTTGAGAGCCTAAGACTCTCTTTTTGTGCATCATGTCGTAAGCCCACTCAATATCTTCTTTAGCATCTGGATAAGATTCAAGCATCATCCCTTTGACGCGATCAACTGATTCTTTCCAAGTCTCCCTTCTCTTCTTTTCTGGTATCCATCGTGCGTATTTAGAAACAAAAGTGTAGCCTTCTAATTCTTTTACAGACATTATTAATTTGTCTTTGCCTTTTTGCGCCTATTTTTTATTTGTCCTTGAGAGCGATACTTATTGTACCACTTCCATAAATCGTAACCGGTTCCGAAAGATTTTTCTCTTCCATCGGCTAGCCGCATTGTGTATGGTTTGTCGCTTTTTATTCCTTTGAGGTTCATTTTTTTTCTGTAGCCTTTCCGGCCTTAACCATTAACTCAGAAACATCTTGCCCGTCGACAAACAATCTGCCGAGGACTCTACTAAAGGTGAAGTTGTCTTTTATTTCGCCTTTTTCGTCAGCCGGTATGAAAAGGGTCACCTGTTTAGATTTTCTAGCTGCCAGATCGTTGTAAAACTTTTCGTTTAAAAGGTTGTGCAAATATTTCTTAGAGTCATAACCTTTAGCTTTTTCATTAGGATCTGAAGAGCGAGTTTCTGGCGCCCAGCAATCAAGAAGCCTGATACGGAGGGTTCTTGTGATCTCTATATCTACCGTATCTCCGTCAACGACCCGTACAACTTTGCAGTCAGTGGTTATTCCCTTGGGAGGCTCTTGCATGACTGTTTTCCTCATCCTCAAAGGAGGGCCATTATGAAATATTCTTGTTGCCATTGTATGTTAAAAGAGCGACACCTAAAGAAAAGTTACACACGCTATACCAATGTTGACACTATAAGATGAATTTAATGCGTAACTGCTCAATGGCAGGTTGAGAAAGTGCCGCTCTAGCTCCAGCCTTTAAAAAGGAGTGGGCTATTTATATCCCAACCATAACATATTATACACTATCGTGAGGCAAATATTCTGCAAAAAAAGACTTATCATTAAAATCCATATACGATATCGACAGTCCGTTTTCCATTAGATGTGAATAGACAATCCTGTCTTCTTCTTTTTCTCCATGCGCTTTTGAGCCTTTTGGAACAAACCACGTATAAACACCACTCTGCCATAGCAGCTTTGCGCAGTTGGCGCAAGGCATGTGTGTTATATATGCCTTGTAATCAACAATCTGCCTGACAACTAAGTTGGCTAATGCGTTAGCTTCTGCGTGTACAATAAAAGGGTATTTTTCAGGTCTGGTGGTAGGGAGACCATCCTCTTTTACATTTGTACAAAAGCCATTGTATCCAACCCCAACAACAACATTAGGGCTGCCTACTATTACACATCCAACTTTAGTCTGTGAGTCGTGACTTCGGATAGACACATAATGTGCCATACCCAAAAAGTACTCATCCCAATTTGGCCGGTTCTGCAACACGTCTTTTCTGCCTTGCTTGTCTCTTAAGCTTTTGCTGACGTTTTTCTTTTTTGGTTTGTTTGCGTACTGTTTTGCCCATGTTAGAATGCTCTTAAAAGGTATGTAGCATCAATAGTCTTTGCTAAATTGACGTGGTTTTGTTTTCTTACGATGCAGATGTCAAACTCTTTGTCAGACACTCTACCCACATTATCCGGTTTGCACACTTTATATTCTCCTCGGAATCCTAGAATTTTTGCTGCAACAGATAGAGAGTTTACATCACTCTTGTTGATCTCTAAGATTCTTGTGATTCCGTTGAATCCGAAGCGACCATATTTGGACTCAAGGTTTTTAAACAGAGCTACGTCTTTTAGTAAAGTCTGTTTTTTCCCACCTTGAAATCCAAAATGGTCTACTATCCGGTTTACTGGTTTGTCCCAGCTACCTAGATCTACTTCTGTAGTGTGCATCTATCCTCCCAAGACCGGCGGCGTAGTTAGGAATTACCGAAGATGAAGTAACCGCCCTCTTTTTTCTGTCGTAAACTTTAATAGTTCCATCTTCTAGTATATAAATACAGTCAGCGTCGTGTATTGTAATCTGTTTGATATTGTCTCTTCGTTGGACTAATTGGTGATAGCCCTGTAGATGTCCTTGGAAGCTTAGGTTGCTTCTATAATAGACTGGTTGAGCTTGGACAGTCCAGCCATGAGGAGTCCACACCCAAATCATTGGGCTTGGATGATAAAACTGATTAATATATAAATGTGCCGATTTATTAAGTCTATGAGTGTCTATGGAATGTTCGATGTTTCGCACAAAGATTTGAACATCGGCGGCCTCTGAAGTATCAGCACTAATAAATGGAACGGTTGCCGCAGCCATCGCGCCAATTTTTAAAAACTCTCTGCGTTGCATTTTTACACCTCTAAAATTTCTAAACCGTGGATTGCGTGTCTGACATCTTTTTCCAACTGGACGTGGTGTACGAACTGTCCAGTATCCATATCCAACACCATCAATCTTGCGGGAGAAGACCCTATTATAGCAAGATTTTGATGTCTAGTCAACCCTCTATTCCAGTTATTTTCTGCTATCTTATCCACAGAAAAGTGGGCTAGGTTTGTAGCAGGCACTGGAATAAAGATTTCCTGTCCGTCTTTTATTATTCCAACGTGTTTAAGACTGGTCATGTTAATTAATGTGCAGTCTTCGTATTCATAGAAATTATGTTGAAAGCTTTTTACTCCATTTATAGTGGGCATTGGACTTACGACTTCCATTGTATGAAAATCATACAGCGGGGTTATCAGGCCCGAGAATACAAGCCTTCCATTGAAAGATGATATTGAGTTGATGTGGTATTTGTCATCTTCGCTAGCTTTGCTGGGATCTATCTGTTGCTTTCCTGTAAACAGCTTATGATCTTCTTTGCTTTCGCCCAAGATCTCCCAGAACTCTAAAACTTGCAGGTCCAAGCCAACCCTGACTATCGCGTCGTATCCGGTTGAAGTAACCCATATGCTTTTATCGTAATAACAAATTTCATGTACAGATTTAAAGATGTTTCTGTCTTGCAGGACTTTTGTTATTTGTAGCGTTTCTTTGTCTAATTCTAATAGACCGTTGGCGTCAGCAACTATCACTCTGTCATCTAAAACAATAACGCCCCTTAGACCTCTCTCTCCCCCACGCTCGTTGTCGTTTACGAAAGCTTTTTCATAGGGAATGTGTACCAAGGGTACATTGTTGAATAGATCTACAACATACAACCCGCCGTGAACATCGCCTTGTTTGGCTGCTCTAATAACTGTTGAGAATATTACTTTCATCGAACCACTTCACGGTGTTTATAAGTCCTTGTCTTAGATCCATAGAAGCTTCAAAGCCAAAATATGATTTTGCCATTTGTGTGTCGAGGCATCTTCTTGGTTGACCGTCTGGTTTAGACGAGTCCCAGACAATTTCTCCCCCAAAACCACAGATCTCTGCAATCATAGTGGCTAAATCTTTAATGGTGACTTCTTGGCCTGTCCCTATATTGACAGGGTAAGGCTCTTCATACTTTTCTAGAGCCGCGACAATTGCGTCAGCGCAATCATCTACATATAAGAATTCTCGACTTGCGCTTCCAGTACCCCAAACAACAACCTCTTTTTCGCCATTCGCTACAGCCTTTTTGAATTTGAGTATCAGGGCAGGTATAACGTGGCTGCTGTTTGGATCAAAATTATCTCCGGGGCCATACATGTTAACTGGAATGAGAGTTATTCCGTTAAACCCATATTGGTTTCTGTAAGCCTGAAGCATCTCCATGAGAGCTTTTTTTGCTATGCCGTATGGAGCGTTTGTTTCTTCTGGATACCCATCCCATATATCAGATTCTTTAAATGGAACCGGAGTGAATTTTGGGTAAGAGCAAACTGTGCTAGTTAATAAAAACTTTTCACAATTGTTCTTTCTTGCTTCTTCTATCAGATGAAGCCCCATAGCCATGTTGTCGTAAAAAAACCTTCCGGGGTTCTCTTTGTTCGCTCCAATACCACCAACCCTAGCAGCTAAATGCACTACTATGTCAGGCTTATGATAGTTGAATAAATGTGCTACATCTACGTGCCTAGTCAGGTCAAGAGACATTGGCGCGCGAGAACCCGGAAGGTCTATCACTCTATTGTAACCAACAGCTTTAAGCTTCTCACAGACGACCCTTCCAAGAAATCCTTTTCCGCCTGTTACCAAAATCCTACTGTCGGCATCTATGCCCATTATAAAATCCTTACGTAGTCCTTAGACTGTCGCCAACAATCCAAGCGCCGCCGATGACGACGATGTTCTGGACTTGGTCAGGGTTTAGGTCTAAGCCAAAAATATTGGTTGTCGTTATGACAACTCCAGCGACCGCGACCCAAAATCTTCGGGACTTAAATAGAACAGCGAGCTTGTCAGACATCTCTTTTCTCCGATAAAAAAGTATACGAAATCCATTTCATTGAATATCATCCTTGGTGTAGTTAAACTTCGTATGGGTAGACCCACCTGAACAACTTGGACACATAGCAATTCTTTGGGTCTTGTGCATATCAAGCTGGTGTTGAACCTTCAAGACTTGTTGAAGTATAACTGTATCCCTCATAACACCTTGTCTGTTAGCGCTCTCTATGCCAGCGGCTAAAACAGTCGTGTCGACTAGCGATTTGGGGGATGTTGTTTGTTCAACTTGTCTTTTTGGTATATACTCAAAATAGTATAATGTTAAACCTATGTTCGCTATGGTGCAAGCTAAAAACGCCAATACTAAATTACTTCCTCTTGATCTCATTTTTTTCACCACTTCTTAGTGGAAGAACGGGAAATTTAACAGCGTCTTTAGTGGCTTTGGTTCCGGGCGTTTGCTGCGCCTTCGGGCCTTCTGCTGACAAAGATGAGATATCTTGAATGGTGGGAACCTTGATATTTGTGTCAATGGCCCACAAAACCCCCTCTTTCTTTGCATAAGACCTCATTCGCCTTACGGGGACAATCAGATTGAAAGTTTCCCCAGCACCACGAACAAGCATTCCCACATATTGACCGGCTTTTTCCTTGCTACGTTCGCTAAGGAATACTCCACCACCACTAGAACCGGGAAATGCTGTTACTGTTGTTTGGTCGAAGACTACTCCATCCCCAGTGCCAAGATCAAGAACTCTACCAACTTGAGAGCAAATGCCTCGCGTCATCGAGTTACTTCCAACTTGGCCTAGTAGAGAGCCAACATGATATAGCTCAGTACCAATAGCGACTGGCTTGCCAGAATCTTTGTAGAAAGTAGTGGTCTTATCAATAAACCCCTTCTTCCTAACCATCAAGAGAGCCAAGTCTTCTCCGTTTTCAGCGTCGGAGTATTTGATTACTTTGGCTTCCATCTTGAATTCGCCAACCCTGCGACCATCCTCTACTAATTCTTTAACAATTTGAGCGTCCTTAAACTCTACGACTGTTGTAGGTTTTCCATTTTTAATGACAACCCTAGCTGATCTAAGGCCGTCTACAACATGAGCCGCAGTCCAAACAAAATTGACCTTCTGCTTGACGTTTGGGGAGACTTCGACTTCTCGTGTTACGATAATGCCAGAGCCTTCCCCACCTGACGCCTTTACGGTAACAGAAACGTCTTGCAGATGTTGATAGAGTGCGTTGTCCTGTGCGTTTGCAGCGGTAGCAAACAAAGCTACAAAAAACGCAGCGATACAAATAGTCCTCTTCATCGGAATCCTTCCTTTTATATCCTAGTGTAATTAGCGGCTAGTTGACCACTTCGCCACCACCCTGCATACGTCTTTCGAGTTCGCGCTGGGGAGAGTTTCCATCATTCTCGACAACGCCGGGAGCGACTGGAACATTGTTGGTGGAAATAGGTCTAAGTTCGTCTTCTGTAAACTCACTACCGAGAGCCGGATGTTTAATCCATTCGATAGTGGGAATGTGAGAGACATCATAACCAGAAAAATGTTCTGATGTCAAGAAGAACGGGGTGTTGTTATCAAAAACTTTTTCAGCGTCGGCATAAGGAACTCTAAAGAGTTCTACACACATTAGGCGATACGCCTCACGGAATAGTTTTTTGATTTCAATGGCGGTAGACTCACTCCAGTCGTTTGACCAAGTGTTCTCACTAAGCTGAACAATATTGCTCATAGCTTGCAAGCAAAGCTCGATCCATCGACGGCAGTAGTCATTCTTGACATCAAAATATCTAATGGGGTAGACCTTGAATGCTCTACGCTCGTGCGTAATATGGTGAGCTTCAAGACGCTCCACATTATCTCTCTTAGTGTTAACATCAATAAGATCGTTTAGACGAACAAACATATTGTGAAAATGCTTCACGGCCCCAAGTGTTGGGGGACCGGGAACGAAGCAGTCTGTTCTAACAGAAAACGCCTGTAGATGCTCGCCAATCTTGTCAAACAACCGGCCTAGAGCTAGGTTGTGAGTCTCTTTGTTGTCCCCTACATTGGGGATAGCCCACTTTACACCCTCAAACATATAAGGGATGATTGCGTCGTGGGTAGGGGTTGATAAATTATCAGACATATTATATCTCCTTTACTCGATATTATACTTCTTCTTAAGTCTTTGTCGTAACAAAGTGTCAATCTGAAAAGCGGTCATAGTGTGATCGTCTCCGTACTCGTTTACCAATTCTCCCAGAGTAGTCATAATCTGCTCTGAGCCAATAGACTTCCTTGAACCAAATGGTACATGTGGCAATTGTGGTGCTAGTCCGGGGGTCGATACTGGTGTTGTCCTTAATCCGTAAGGGAGAAAATCGTTAGGCATCTCGTCTACGCTTCTTCCTCTGGGAAGATCTCGTCTATCCATAACGTACTCTTCTGGATGTTCTGATGGTCTCACGGGTCCACAATCTGGAATACCGTAGTGTTGATGTTCATGAACATGCTTTTGTACGTGGTCTCCGCAACCGTCGTCGGACGGTGGTTTCCTATCAATATCATACCCATCATCGTCGTTTTCGTCATCCTCTTTTTTCTTTTTTCTTCTCCTCCTAAGTAGAAAGGGGACACCATACTTTAATGCAAGCATTCCCAAGCTAGCTCCACCGAGGGTAAAACTAACGTTCTCTACGGTGTTTCCATTTCCCCCGGTAGCTTCGTCTAGGTAATGTCCTGAATTATCTAAGAGATCCTCTTTTTGTTGAAGTGTATTAATTAATTCTGTAATTCTAATCTGTAAATTAGTTTTTTCACCTTCAACTCTACCAAGAAGATCTCTGAGACCACTAATTTCATCCTGAGATTTTTGTAAGTTTCCAGTAGTGCCAGACAATTCGGCCTTTAGGCTTTCAGATAGAGCTTCTAAATTAGTAAGCTTTTCTTGAAGTTCGGCAATTTTGTCAAGATACTGTTGTTTCTCTTTTTCAAAATCGTTGCTGGGAGGATCTGTGGGTCCACCATTGTCGGGATCTGGTCGTCCCGGCCAAGGGTTAAATCCGCCGCCGCCCCCATTTCCCCCGCCATTTGGCGGCTGAGGTCCGGGTTGTGGTGGTTGAGGTCGATTGGGAGGAGGACACGGGTTGAGAGGACACCAAGGAAACAGACCGTTTCCATCGTATAGCTCTCCAACTTTTATCCCCTTGTAATATCGAGCCGTGTCTGCAATGCCTCCATCTGCAAACTTAAGCTCAGGGCAGAACATAAACTCTCCCTTTTCCGTTCTCATAAGACCGCCGTCCTTGGGGATGATAACATGGTCTTCAATCTTTTTTCCACAGTTTGGGCAAATCTTACTAAGTCTTTCTGGCTTGGCCTGTTTAGGGACATCAGAAATAATTTTGTAAGATGTTTCAATTGGATGTCCTTGGCCGTTTCCATCTAAAATTGCATAGATTTGTTTTAAAGATAGACCAGCACCATAATCTGTTGGGCCGTCATCGGTGTAGGCTCCGTCTCCTACTCTCCAAGCTAAGAGGATGCCGATACGAGTTTGTTCTTCGCCTTTCTCGTCTTTAATAACGATAAGTACTCCGCTTCCTGATTGACCACCTATTGGGGCGGCATTAAAGCTTATGACTGCTCCAGCGTTTCTTAGAACTCTCCCTTTCCAAGCGCAGGCCCATTGTGCTGATGGACAACCTCCAGCTTGAACTAAATCGTTAGCTTTAATTTTTGTCCCACGAGGAGCTAGCGGAATTACTCTGGGAGGGTATCTTCCAAAAAACTGTTTTTTGACAGATAGAACTGCTAAGTCTAATGCCGTGCCATCTTTGTAAGCAGTGTATTCTGTCTTGAATGGTATGTTGGAAGACTTATAACCATCTTGAAAAAACTCAACTGTTCCTCTTGATGATCTCCCAACTACATGACCATTAGTCATAATGTAGTAATTCTCTTCATCTTCCGCAAAAACTGTGCCGCTTCCGCGACCACTGCTGGTGTTCACTCTGCAAACAGCTTCTAGCGACTGGTCTATGGTGAGACGTTGAGCATTCGCTGTAGCTGTATTGAGTGCGACTCCAAGAAATAGAGCCGCTAAGAATAGAAGCTTTTTCATGGTTGTGTTCCTCAATCGCTCTTGACCTTCGTCGTAGCGCCTAAAATATAATTGAAATTACAAATCCTAAAAATACAGTCCCTAAATCCTGAAGTTGCATTTACCAGTCTTTTTTGATGGTAAATTTATATTTGAAAAGACAAGACCTCGCAAGATCCGCAGGAGTAACCGCAGAATCGGCAAGATATGGTACAGGGTCTATGTACGCCTGTCTGTAAGCGTAGGCTACGGCTGTACTACAAACAAACACATTGGTGGGGTCGTTGTCTTTCATGTTTTGTTCTGCCAGCCTGCAAAATGGCAAATAGTGTTTCCCTAATTTCCAAAAGTTTGCCCATCCGTATGGCAAGCCTGTGATGCCTCCCATGACATCTGTTATTTCGTTAGCCACATCTTTTGTTAATCTGTGTCCAACATTTTCAAACTCAAGATAGTTAGCCGCTCTAAAAACATCTATGTTGTCGGGGTGGGTTTCCACCTGCGATTTCATAGACACGGCTCTCCCACCTTTAAACTCTCTAAACTCTACACACTGTAGATCATCGTCATCCCAGTGCGCCATTGCAGCGTGGCTGTGAACTCCGCTGCCATATCTTTTAATCAGCCAAGAAACTAGCCCCTCACCGCGAAACAGTAAAACATCTGCCTCTTGAATTTGGGACATTGCTTCGCGGTAGGGGACTAATAACATTTAATCGTTCTCTAATTTTTTTTCTATTCTATCTAATATATCAGCGATCCTTCTTTGATCATTCACGATTTGTGTCATGATGTGTTGCATCTCTTTTTGAGTTTCTGCCCAACTTCTTGGGACATAAACCAAAGGAGTTCCATCAGCATCCTGCTTTGATATAACCTTATAAGTATGTTGCATCCACGCTCTTTCGTCATCCATCAGTACGGATTTTTGTGGTACTGATTTTAATATAAGTATTTCAATAACCTTTCCTAGACCCATGACTATAGCAACTATTGCCGCCAACGACGGGGCTGAAAAAAGAGTTGACTCCATGTTATCTCCAAGGTAAAAGGAGGGGTCGAGGTTGTTGACCGCCGACCCCTCCGGTTAAAGGCATATCAAGGTCTGATTAGCCACCAGTCTTGGCGGGATAGTCTTTGTTGTTGTTCGTAAACGTAACAAAGTCTTCCAGAATGGTGAATTCGCCGGGAACTGCACGAGTAGGTGTGGCAGCGTTATCGGCGTTGAACGAAACATTGTCGCCAGCATTTCCACCATCGGTTGCGATACCGGTGACGTAATTGATGCTAGTAATGTGAATTCGTTCAGTTTCAGACAAATCGTGAATGGCAACGCGCTCGCCAGTTTCGCTTCCGGGGAAGGTCAACAGGGTTGAGGCAACGTTGTTGATCTTGGAAGAATGGCCACGAATCAAGAACTGAGGATCGTCGGCTGTGGGTTGGTAAGCCAGAGTGCCAGAACCCTTGGCGGTCTGAACTCCGGGCTTCCACTTGCTACCAGTTAGAGCAACAATCTTGGCTCCATAACCAATATCTGGAGTTTCAGAAACAGCAAGGTCGCTTACTTGAAGAGTTCTTGTTACAGGAGAGCCTGCCGTTGTGGTGGTTTGAGAAGTGACACCTAGAACAGTTCCACCATTGTTCTTTGTGCCTGTACCTGATACTGTAGTTGTAGCCATTGTAAAACACCTTTCTGTGCATGGCTATCATCCTATTTGTCCTGATTAATAAAAGTCCAATCCTAGTATATTATACACCATTATCAAGAAGAATCTGCGCTGTTTTAAGGGAGGGAACTCTTATTCCTTGGACGCCAATATACTCGAATATGGAAATCTGATCTGGCTTGAAGATATTTGAACAGGCTGTTACATTTAGACCGGATTTTGAGGTTATTTGGTGGGATATGATCGCGTTATCAGAAATGTCGTCTACCATAGCCCCTGTTGAAGTTACGATAGAGTAGACTCCTAAGTCATATAGAAGTCTGCAAGTTTCAATTATAGTCTTTTGGTCGAATAACCTGTACTCTATTACAGGTCTAAGCTCCACGCTGTTTTCATTGCAGATGGCAAGACAAGATCTGATATCTTTTCTTATGTTTTTCCAGTCGCCATTTTCTATGTAGTTTGGGTTTAGTACCAAATCTATTATAGAAGCAGACCTCCTGACAGACAGAATGATTTCGTGAAGCCTTACAGATGTATCGCTTATTCCGTAAGGAAAATCTATTACGGATGAGAAGGTTGCGTGATCTTTAAAGTCTGAGTCCACCATACCAAGGAAGCTTGATGGTAGCGCAACACACGAGACCCTTTCGTCTGAAGCTAAAAAAATAGTTTCCAGTATCAGATCGTGCTTACTTGTTCTGTCTACACACGCCAACTCGATTTGCATATTTCTTTCAGTTTTTCCAAACCTCTTTTAACATTTCGTCTAGCGGTCTCCCTACTGTAATGATTTTTTAAGCCAATCTCTTCCATCGTCATGCTGTCAAAAAACTTCTGCTTTATAACTTTGCTGAGTTTATTTGGAAGCTTTTCTATGGCGTCTATTATATCTGTATCGTATCTGTCGAAACACTCGAACAGAGAATCGCTATATGAAGATCCTCTTCTATATTTATTAACGCAATATAATTCTTTTTGACACTCCCACTTTACGCTATTGTAAAGATAAGAAGTAAACTTTTTTCCACAGGAGGGGTCAAATTTGCACATCGCCTTCCATAATGCCAATAATTTACACCTGTGCAATTCGTCTTGTGACAAAATGTTTTGATAAAAGCTGCAAACCTTGTTCATTATTTTTAAGTTGTTAATATCTTTTAAAGCCTCTAAAAAGTCCTCGTTGTTTATTTCCTTCTCCTTCATTCCTTCTCCATTAATATAATCTACTTGTCATCTGATTTTATTAACAAGCCTCCAGTTATTATTTTGGCATTTCTGTAAAGGGCAAGCGTGTCTTTGTAGTGTTTATCTTCAGGGTTGTCTGCGCTGATGTAATCAACTTCTCCGTTTGGAAATACGAAGATTGCCCAGTGGTTATAGCCCACTAAAGACTGTTTGATTTCTTCGACCAGTTCTGTGGCGTGTGAAGAGTCTATCTCTCCTTCCGGCCCAGAGTAGCCGTCGCTGAGAATTTCCTTTTCAATTGTGACTCTGACATCTCTGAAGTTAAACATTCTTCCTATGCCAATGAAAAATCTATATCTAGTCAATATGACAAGAACTTCAACTCCTGCTATTTCCTCTAAAGCATCTCTTACAGAAGGCGTGATATCAAAATTAGCATGACCTATCCAGCAGTCAAACTGATTGCTTGGGGACATCTTGTCGTTTATTTGAAACCACCCCATAGGAGTGTTGACCATCTTTGGAATGCTTTCAAAAACACTACTCAAATCATAAAATTCTGACGGCATTTCCTCTGATGGGCTAAACTCTGTACTAGAAGTGTTAACCTCTGGGGAAAAGTTTGTTACATCTATATGACTATCAGGAGCGTCCTCTTCCCATTTTTCCCAAGCTACAGTTTTTCTATGCATTATAACCTCTTAGTAGCCAAGGTTTTTAACTTTGGTAGGTCTGACCACCGGACGCTCTTTGGCTTTTGCGTCTTTGTGGCCTTCTTGTATCACGTCATCATACAGATCGTTTAATTTTAACATAAACCTTTTGTATGTATCAATCTTTCCTTGGGAGTAGCACTCTTCTTTTAGAAATCCTAGACTGTCAGAAAGCATTAGCCCAGAGTTAAGTTTAAACATAAACTCAGCAAACTTGTCTAAGCCTTCTTCGGTCTCTGTCCATTCTGCCGACACCCAAATATTGTCTTCGTCATCTACATAAAAAGACATGGAGCAGTTTATATTCTCTGGAATAGGTGGGTCTACGTAGTCATTCATATCATCATAAGGCTTAAGTTAGATAGGATTTCATGATAATTTTTATCTACATACACATGTTCCTTTAAGCATTCTTCTAGGCTGACCCACTTGCCAGACTTTAAGTGTAGATCTTCGGGGATTGCAACACCATAGTTAATGTGTAGTTCTCGGTCGTCCCCCACATCTCTATTTGCTATGTTGGAAAACCTTATATCTAGCCAGTCTGCATCAACAGAAAGATACTTGTTGCTGATCTTCCTAAGAGCATCGCCAACTTCATGTGGGCCGTAGAGTAGCTCACTAGGTATACCGCCATTTTCATCAACAAGCATTTTGTATTCTTGTTGATTTCTAAGGGTGGTGCAAAAAATACCTAAATGAACTCTGACTTTGTATCTTAGCATTACACCGCGTTTTCGCCAGCCACCGCATCTAGAATTTCGATACAGCTTACGGCGCTTTCGTAGTCCTGTGTCGCATTGATAACTTCTTCAACCACGTTGGAATGATCCCCAACCGCTAGTGGGTGGTGGGAATACAGGTCAAGTCTTACTCTAGCCTCCGCAGCCTTGGCGTGAAAATGTTCTCTAGCAGCCTTCATTGTCGGACTCATCGTTATCCTTCCTTTAGTTCTTACGTTAAATCTTAGCGGTTATTTTACGAGACACGCCCCGCAATTGCAACCACCATCATCACATTTACATACATCGCAAGCACAGCCATCACAGGCGCAGGCGGTCTTTTCGCCACCAGCGACAGGACACTTGCCAGCGCAGTTACATAGAATCGGACAGAAGTGTAGGCAGTAGCCAATGCCCATTCCGATTCCAAGACATAGGTAATGTTTTTTAACAAAGTCTAGCATGTTACTTCTCCAGTAAATTTATATTCAATCTCTTGATGACATCCTCTCACATTAGAGAAGTCCATAGAATCCAAATCTATGGCGCGTCCTGATAAAAACATATCGTTCAGTTCTTCCAGCGAGACTCCATATTTCAGACCTGCGCTATTTTGTGATGAGCCAACGAGGTTGACGGGGCTGTTGACAACCACACTTTCTATAGGGCAGGACATGAACTTAGGCATCCCGTCTCTTTTTCCTCTCCCCTCAAAACCGTTTGGTGTGTCAAAGTCATAATCTACAATGTCCAGAACGGTTTGTTTTTTGTATATGTGTCCATCCACAGAAAAAGGGTAGGCAAAGTTTGTGTGTTCTGGGAGATTTTCCCAACTCCATATGATGTATTTGTCGTTAAACAGAGCAACTTCTGCTGGTGTTGGACTTTCCGTTCCTGTATATTCGTTTTGAATTAGGGTGTTGGTTCCAAGCCTAAGCGACAAACAACACAAATCATAACCACAATTAAATACCTCTTTTACATCTTGTTCTTTACAATCAAGTTTTCTATAGATTATATTATCATCTACGAAAAAGCAGAGATAGTCTCCAGCTTTATCTATCTGAGACAATGTAATCTCTCTAAAGTCTGAAGGGGGTGTTTGTTGTCTAACCCAATTAATTTCCCAGTATTTCGACTTTAATTTATCATACCCACGCTGAAATGTCTCGTTGGAGGTACTGTAAATAATAGTCAGATCGAAAAGGTGTGGGCAATTCTTGGCTATGCTACCTAGTAGTAGGTCTAGTTGGCAAGCGCGATCTTTAGAAAAGATGATAGTAGATATCATTTGTTACTTTTTCTTTTTGTTCTTATAGCCAGCTTCATCTTCGTCGACCGGAACACATTTTCCATCTTTCGCAACATACCCCTCGTTGCAGTTGGGGGGATATCCAGCCTTCTTGTCGGCGTAGGATTGTGCAGCTTTGTCTAAAATGTGATCAGGCATAGCTTCTCCTCTTGTTCTTTTTTTAAATACTAAAGTTCTTCCGTTCTTTCTGTATACACCCTTTCTGGAATAGTAAAAAAGCTCTCCAGTCTTAGGGTCTTCGTACTCGTAGGCAGCTTTAGATTTGCCGCTATTCGGAGATGGCATTGAGAATCTCCCTTGCTGTGTTTTGCCAAGAAAATTTCTCGGCTGTTTCTATACAATTGATGTTTGGATCTAAACTTCCTCTGCTCTTTGCTCTATGGATTGCGGACATGTAGTAGGCGGTCTGTCGTAGCTGTTTCTCAGTCAGCTTCGCCCATTTACCCTGTCCAAAAAACCATTTGCCATCCACAGCCTCTTCCTTTTCTTCTATGTTTATCAACAGACAGTTTTCTTTGCTGCAAAATTGGGTGTGACCAGAATAGTCAGTTGCAATTACATGTTTACCACAAGACATCAACTCAAGCAACTCCAAGTTCCAACCTTCTGCTCTGCTGGGGAACACTCCGCAATCAGCCTGCCGCATTATATTATACACATCTTTTTGGCTGGTTTGTCTAGGAATTATTCTAATCTTGTCTCCCAAAGCGGACTGTTTGTACTTGTTGCTCCAAGCCATGTTTTCTTCTTCGCTGTAGAAGGGGTTTTCACACATCATCCATAACTCTACGTTATCTTCCGGTGTGAAAGCCTCAAGAAAAGCTTCTATCAGAAAGTCGTGACCTTTTCTAACCTCCCACTTTCCACAATTAAAAAATATCGTTTCTTCTCTTTGGTTATAACTATATTCAAACACACCCCTGTCAACCCCAAGAGGGATGACGGAGATATCTGACTTGTTAAAAGAGGGGATATTTTGAAGGACAACCTCTTTTGCCCATTCTGAGCAGACAAAGATCTTGTCGAGATGTGATAGGTGGTGTTTTTCTGCGTCGGTAAAAGTATCTAACTCAAAGATGGGAAAACCTACCTTGAGACCAGAACCAACAAACTGACTCATGTCGTGTTGATGCCAGATTCTTAGACAAGGCGCGTCAAAATCAGGCATCTCTGTGTTTTGTATACACTCTTTTAGCACAGGAAAGTGCCTGCGGTCAACGTCGGGTTCTCCTAGAGGCCAGAGACCCACATTCGCTATCTTGTTTAATTCTAGGAGAATATTTAGACCGGCTACGCCATACCCCAGACTATTGATTGGGGTTATTAAGTTTATTGGTTTGTTGGGCATTAATTAGTTCGCTTTCTATGAAATCCCAATCTATGTTGTTTATCATGTGGTGTGTACAAGATGATATGAATGGGTGTGTATTTTTTGATTCTGCTTTTAACAACCTCATGTGCTTTTTTAATTGGTTTATGTTGTGGGTTGATCCTATGTTGGAAGACATAAAGTAATTATACGCTATCATAGTTGATGTGTTAGAAAACTTCATTAAACGTCTCCCTTACTTTGGATTCCCAAAAAGATAGTCTTGATTTTTCTAGGGTGTAGCTGTTTTCTGTCGCGTAAATATGGTCATGCATTCTCTTTAGGGTGTCTAAAGAGTTGATCTGTCCCCAATGATCTATGGTTATAATTGGAAGGCCATTGAGGTATTTGGATGTTGGGCTTGTTTCCATTATTGGTATACAACCTAAATATATAGCCTCCAGCACTCTATAGCAATCTATTCCGTTTCCCGGTGGGCATGCTACAAACCTATGTCTTGCCAAGTCTGCATAATATTGTTCAAGACTTCTGTCTGGGGAGGCGTGAACTGTAGTCCAGTCCCAATTGTTGTTTTCAAAGTACTGTTTTAGGTGTACTCTCTCTGTTGTGTAGTTTTGCCAGTTAATATATAGCCACCCCGTCTTATGTGGGGGAATCTCTGTTGATGTTATCGCGTCTGTAGAGTGTTTTCCAACGCCTATTGGTATCCCTTGGATGTTGTTCTTCATAATCATAGGATTAACAACAAACCATTTGATGATGTTCTTTGGTATTTCGTTAAATGTAGAATGCGTAAAGCTATAGCATTTTACTGAATATCTGTCGTTGATATCACAATTGTCTAGATCGCATCTTGGTGCTATCTTTAGTGAGTCATATTTCAAAGTTTTAGCTATGTCAGATTCTATAAACGGTATCCATTTAAGCATATCCGCAGACACGGGATGTTCTTCTTGGTGAGCCAAACCAAAGTCGCTGAAACCACTTATCAATACATACTTATTGTCGGTTTGTTTGCAAGCCTCAAAGAATCCTTTTACATGCTCGATGTTGCAATACACCACGCAGGATTCTGGAACTTCACCTTCTTTGAAGTCTAGCTCATAATTACAGTCAGCCAGACTCATCCAAGACTTACAGTTAATCATGTCTTGTTTATCAATCAGAGACATCTATAGTTAATCCTCCGTAAAGAGTCATTGTGTCCATGCAGAACACCGGCCTCTGTGTCATATTGTAGATATCAATAGCTTGTGAGTGTTCGCTTTCTACAAACAGAGATGCCTCTGGTGTACCAAGATAGTGTTCAGCCTTCCATTTTCCAAATCCCTCTTTTTCAAGCCTCTCCTCTTCGGAGTTGTATGGACTCATGATTAGCTCTTTGTATCTAATCTTATGTACCGACAGCCAGTCCTCAGTAATGCTTCTGTATTTTTCAAGTCTAGCTGTGCAAATCTTCATGACTGGGAATTGGGGAGTATAACGAGAAGGGTTGACTGTTTTTAAGTGTTCTATATATTCTTTGCTTCCATCTTTAATCGTGGATTTGTCGTGGTCTGGACAAAACACTCCATCTAAATCACATATATAAGAGCCGCACTGGGGGTCTCTTAGGAGGCTCCATTCAAACGTGTGATATACAGTTGGAAGAATACCATAAAAATAATCAACGTCGTTTTGTCGATCATCTTTTATGTATAGAGATCCATAAATATAATCACCCTTATTTTTTAAATATGCCTTGGTTCTCTTGAGAGAAGATCCGCTCCAGCATGTATCGTCTACAACAAATACTGGGCCGTTTGGTCTGTTTATAGGTCTTGATATGCTGGGCCTCCAACATATGCCATCATTAAGTATGCCGTCCATAGTGAATAGCGGAATATTCCTATACTCAGAAATTATAGCCGCAATAAAAGATCCGCTTCTAGGAATCCCAACCACGGCGCTAATTTCTGGAATCGAATCAGACCAGCGTTTTATATCTTTTACTGTTTCGGCATAAGATTTATATATAAATGGATAGTCTGGATCAAATTCATAGAATGGAGACTTCAGATTAAGTTCTATTATCTGGTTAACGTGTCTTTGGTCGGCTTTGGACCTGCATATAAACTCAGCGTGAGCGTCACTTGGATAGACTTCTTTAGCAAAAGTTTCTATGCTACACCCCTCTAAGACTATTTCAAAGTTAGGGTCTTCCTGTATTATTTTTGCAAGATTTTCACGTTGAGGTGAGTCGATATAACATCTAGTTATCACGTACAAGATTGACGTGATCTTAGACATATCTTCAAGAAATTTTCTTATATAATCGGCATCTTCTATAAATTGAAATGTAAAAATAGCAACAATCATATCATAGCGATTGTTTTGTATTACAGACCAATCACCGGTTAATAGATCTGGCTTCTCTGGGGTTAGTTCTTTACATCTCTCAATCATAGACGGGAGATCGTAGGCGTGAAGCTCTGTCGAGATGTCTCTCAAGTATTTTAAGTTTCTCCCTGTTCCACAACCGAAATCTAAAATCTTGTATTTCTTTGTTTTTGAAACCAAGAGGTCTAATTTTGTATGTGGCAAGACTTCTGATTCGCCATGACCAGCAACCATAGTCTCTTTTAGTTCTACATCATTTGTTGTTTGGGCTATGTTATCCCATCTTTTGTTTTTGAGATAATCCATAATTTAAACCTGTGTGTATTTAACGTCAGAGTACAATACTATTTGGCTGGGGTTTAAATATATGTCGTGTATCCCAAAGTCTATCATGTTCCTGTGTAGTTCAACGTGGTCGCAGTCTGGGCCAGAGTATCTCGCCCCGTGTTTGAATGCTTCGTGTTTATATAAAGCCACCCCTCCAAAGCACGATTCGACTTTGAGGGGTTCTTCGCCTCTGTTGTAATACAACGCATTAATTTCAGAGCTTATATGTGGATGTGGATGTCCTGTTCTTCTGAAAGCTAAAGAATCATAATAAACTCTGGTCATTATAGGATTTCCGTCTTCATCCTTAGAAGATTCAGATAAACCATATAATAAACCATTGGAACCCATTACACTCCAATGATCATAGCCAAAGCTGTTGCATATCCCTTCGTAACTCCACCCGCCTTTAAGGTCTAAGTCTGTAACTATAATATAATCTGGTTGTCTAGTTCTACTAAATATCTCTGTTAAATACTTGTTTCTATAATTGGCTAAAGCTATAAGCCTGTCAGTGTTGGTGCTGGATTCATGTTTTTTATCGCCAAGTTTTTCACTGATGATTTTTATTTTGTAGTTAGACTCTTCCCATTCTTTGAAAATTATGTCGGTCCCATCAACGGAATCGTTTTCATATATAACTACTCTATAATCATCAAACATTTCTCCCAGACATTCGATCCTAGATATAGTAGCTATGATGTTTTGTGATATATCTCTAGCTATACCGCATATTACAGCGGTAGACTCAGACATCTTTTGTTTGCCGAGTATAACTTTTTTAGCGTACTCTTGTTGATTTTCGCTAGAACAAGGGTATAACGCCTCTGGAAATTTAGAGACATACCACTTCAGTGGGTTCATACACTAAAGCTCTTTCCACACCCGCAGGATCTTTGAGAATTTGGGTTATCAAATTTAAATCCCCTTTGCATAAGATCCTCAATCCAATCAACAGTGCAGCCTTGAATAAACGGCTCGCTTTTTTTGTCAACCACAAAATCCAATTCACCCTGCTTGTGCTTGCTGAATGTTTTGTCGTCAACTTCTTCTTGTTCAATAAACCCCATCTTGTATTCAAAGCCGCTACAGCCGCCACCCATCACACCGACTCTGAGCAATGCGGTTGGATGGTCTTGGCTGAACTCTTTTAGCTTGTCTACTGCTGCGTCTGTAAATGTTATCATAGAATAACCCTTGCTTTTTCGTCAACGAAGTATCTGGGCCTACCGGCAAAGTCGGTCTTTTGAATTTGTGGATCAATACCAAAGTGACTGAATAGTGTGGCTGTTACATCCATTGGACCAAAAGCGTCTGTCTTAGGTCTTTCAGCCTTGGATGTGGATTCACCAATTGCTCTACCCATATCAAAGTCGCCACCGCTAAACATAAGCGGGCTAAGTTGTGGCCAATGATCTCGTCCACCATTTTTATTAATACGATAAGTACGACCAAACTCGCCGGTAACAACAAGAAGTACATCCTTGGTCATCCCCTTTGCTTCGAGATCGTTTATCAACGTAGTCAGAGCGTGGTCAAGCGGAGGGACTCTGTTGTGTAAGGACTTTGAGATGTTGCTGTGCATATCCCAGCCACCGTAATGCAGTGTTACAAACTTAGTACCGTTCTCAACGAGTCTACGAGCAAGAAGTAGTTGTTTTGCTATCCCAACATCTCCATACCTTTTTCGAGTTCGTTCTGGCTCATTTTTTAGATCAAACGCTTCGCTAGCCTTTCCTAAGATGAGGCTATACGATTGTTTTCTTAGGTCTCCCCAAGTTTCAAGATCGTTAGTTAGCTTGAGCTTGTCGAAGCTACCTACTAAATCTTTACGTTCGACAAACCGGTCTCCTTCGATCCGAGATTTGAGGTTGTCAACGCCCTCTCCTTTGGCTTCGTAGGGCTTGTATTGGCTCCCCAGCCACGCTGGACCGTCGAAGCTGATCCCGTTGACCCTGACGTAGCTTGGCATCCCTGAGAGGGGGTGATTCGCCCCGTACAGGGAAGACAGAATCGAACCATAGGACGGCTCTTGCTGCATGGATTGGGGAGTATTGTCAGTTGAATTATGTCCGGTCATAACCCAATGTGTACCAGTTCTGTGGCTGGCATTTTTGTGGCTGAATGATCGCACAACAGAGATCTTGTCCGCTATGGTTGACAATCTCATAAAGTCTGCACCAATGAGAAAATCTCCCCTAGTCATTATAGATCCATTTGCAGCCTTGATGCCTTCAGGAGCCATAGGCTTCGGATCGAAGGTTTCAACTTGTGTCGCGCCACCACCCAACCAAACCCAGATAACAGACTTGTCGTTAATGGGCATTGAGTCTGCGTGAGCATCTGACAAGCCCATAGCAGATAGACCAGCGCCAACAGCGCCAACCTTCATGAAGTCACGTCTGTTAAATTGAATGTGTAACATTTTTATTCTCCAACTCTTCAGGAAATGTTAGTTCGGGTTGTGTTGCTTGATAAACTTTGTTTCTGCCACGGGGAAGATAGTTAAGCCTGTCTGGCTGGATAAGTTCTTCTGTAGACATAACACCTTTAATCTCATATTTTGGAAACACCCCTACGACAAGAGCGTAGAAGTCAATATGAGAATGGTCCTTCCATTCAGCGGCTATGAGTCTTCCGCTGGAATATGTCGTGGCTTTAACATCAACAATAAAACCATTGATTGTTATATCGCCAGTCTTGTCCTCTCCTTTTTTTGATGATCTAGCCCCAATATCAAAAACACCGGTTGGATATTGGCCGTAAAACTTGGCAAATGCTAACTCCGCAGCAACGCCTTCAAGGTCAGTCTCTTCGTCGGACTGATCGCCCACTCTGCTATTCCTAACTCCAGCGCTTCGAGCAGTTTTGTGTCTCTCGGAAGCGATCATCTTGCAGAGTAGTTGCTCTGCTGGGTTTAGGGTTATCTTAGTTTCCATTTTCACTGGCCCTCAAAAGTTCCAGACTATCCGAACCACATCAGGAAAGTTTTCAAAAGACAAAATTTAACTTTTGTAGAAATTTAATCTACCAACCGAATATCTTTTTGGATCTGATAGTCCTGTGTCCAGTCTGTCTCTGTATGTTGTATAGTACCCGTGTTCGTCTTCTAGAACAACCATGTTTTTATCTTCTAGTTCAGCAGTTTTTTCTTCATCAATCATAGAAGAGTGGCTGCCATACCTAGTGGGGTATTTGTAAGGTTCCTGTTTTGTGGGAACCCTGTTAGCTCGTCTTTGTCGCGCCATAGTATATTATACTCCGTATACTTTATTAAAGTCAAAAAATCTCCAACGATTCATATGGTCTACTTGTTTGTCTGAGTTTATGTGGTGTAGATACTCCATCAATTGAAACCAGTTACTAAAAACCATCTGGTGTGGAACAGCCCCAAACATCCAGTTTGGTAGATTGTGCTTTCCCTGCTTACACATAACTAACACGGGCTTCTTCTGTCCAACGGCAACAAAAGCCTCATGGTATGACCCACACATATGAACATCTAGGTCAAGATACATAATGAGAAAATGTGCTATGTCAACCATTCTGAGGTCAACAGCACATATCGGTTTCATTATCTCAGAAACCTCAAAAAACTTAAGGTCTTTTTTGTGTTTTTCTATTAACTCTCTAGTGTCGTTATCTTCGGTTGCGTACTCGCTTGGCTTCTTGCATGGGTCCAGAACACCAACACCCAACTCTTTAAGTTGAGGGGTTATGTCTTCCCGCCAAACAATACCACCATCTGGAACTCTGTCCATTGGGCCGCACAAATAACACGCCATGCCTTTAAGTCTGTTCATAACACCTCCATAAAAAGAAAGGGTGAGAGTAAAAACCCCCACCCTTTCAATCACGATTTGTAAAAGCCTTTTATTAAGTCTTCTACTTTATCGTATTTCTTCTTGGTACTTAAATCTTTAAGCACACGCTCAACATTTCTTTTCTTTTCTCCTAAGCAGCAAAGGAATAACACGGCTTCATCAATTAGCTTAGTAGAAGTTTTGGCAATCTTCCTTTTCTTAATCTTCTTGGGTGGTTTTGTCTTAGTTCCAAAAAGCCAGTCTGGGGGGTCAGGTATAGAACACTGTTCGAGAAATGTGTTTATAAATGAAATCCCAAAACATATAAGAAAGCAAATTAATATAGGCCACGATACCTTAAAGCCATCAGGTGGCTCTACCATTAATTGTCCATGCCCTCGTTAGGACTTTCAAGGTAATCCTGCTCGTCGGATTCTTCCACGTCGGACAAACCCATAAGGTTAGACATAAACTCGTTAAACTCATCTTCGGTCCAAGCCTCACCGTCTTCTCCCTTGTGAAGAAGGCTTTTAAGCGGACCTTCGTAATCAGCAATAACCTGATACTCACAGGTTCGGACCTTCTGACATTCGCAGTCAGTTGGGACCGACACAACATCCTTGGGGTTAACCTTAACGATGACTACACGGTCACCAGCGTGTTCGGCCCGATAACCTTCGACATATTCCAATGCTCCACAGTGAAGACCATCAGAACAGCCAACGCTACAGTCATCATTAACCTTACGACGCTGCATACTAACAGTCTCGCCAACACTGTTATCAATGGTGCGAGACCACTTATCCTTATAATCACTAGTCACAGCCTTATAAGCAAGGAAGCAACCATCTTCTGTGATAGGAAGATTCTTATGCTCAAGGAACGTATACAGTTCTTGAACAGCACGATTACTATGGTTTTCCAAGACGTTAGCCAAGAACTTAACCATAGGCTCGAAGGGAAAACCGTTACGCATCATTCCCATAATGCGCTCAGTAAGACTGTTGTGGATTTCCTCACCATCATAGCGAAGAACACCATCAGTAACAGTGACCTTACCTTCTGCATAATCTTCGATAGCAGAGGGAATGTCAATCAGTTCAACAATGTTTTCTGCATCGTCATTAACGATACATTCTTTGATAGCCATGTAGTTAGGATGGTCGTAACCAACCGTGAAACTCTGGTTATCAATAACAATAGTAATCGTTCCGTTTCCGCTGACAATGTAATTCATCTCAATACCTTTCTTGTGTTAAAAGAACCCCGCTAGGTGATCTTGAGTGGGGGGGTAAGACCGTTACCCTAGCGAGGCTCATAAAGCCCCGCGCTAATCTATTCCCCACCAGTATCCTGAGTCTTCTCAATCTTCTTATCGAAGTCAGGCTTTTTGATAACATCGGGCTTAACCGGCATTGGCTTGTCGGTAGGGAACAATTCTCCCTTTTCCATCTTAGCCATTTCTTCACTCTGGTTAAGACCGTGCTGATAACCCTCATGCCAAACGGAATGATATTCCTTGGGGTTAGTAAGGTACTCAACAATACCTTCCATCCTGCCCTGATTTCTCATACCCTCTTCGTTTTCCTGACTTAGCTTGTTAAGCATAATGTGGGTAATTTCATCAGCCCACTCTTGGTTGATACCACTCCTTGCATCAGACATTTGAACTAGATGTTCAAGCCTTGATGTTTTAGACTGAAGATAAACAGTGTAGTTTACCAGAGTTGCAATAATAGCAGACAGAACAATTGTGGTCTTTGTCATTCGCTTACATCCTTTAGTGCTTCTTCTACTTTTCTGTCAACCAGTTTTTCGGTTAACATTCCAATCATAATAACTTCGTCGATGTTTAGTTTTGCAAACGCTTTCTCTAACTGTCTCCTTCTGTGTGCGCCATTAAGAAAACTGATTACCTTTTTGACCACCTTCTCTTTTTTCATGTATGGAGAATTAGATGGGTCAAACAATCTCACTTTACCACAGGTAAAGTCTCCACCCTTAACGTAGCTGGGCATTGTTCTCTCTCTCAATCAGGTCAACATAACGAGCGAGTTCTTCAACCATATCCTCTTCAATTCCGTAATATCTTTTGGACACAACTTTAATCAGAGGGTACTTATCAATGCACGCTTCAAGATGGGGTGCGTGCTTATTCTCAACCTTGTCAGGCAGGGTTTTGTAAATCCTGCACAGATGATAAATATCTTCTGCCTTCTTCTCTTCCTGTTGCTTATCATAGTATTCTTTGAGAGCAACAATCTGTCTAAGACCATTGTTTTCAGTAGCGGTCTTACGAGCAACTTTCCTAATCTCTTTAACGTCTATCCCAAGATTGCCAAACATATCCCTGACAGACATTCTGTCTTCGATAAGTTGCTTATCTTCTTCACTAATATTTTTAGCCACCTTTTGGGCAAGCTGGGTAATGTCAACCCATTTACCTTCCGAGTGAACCAACTTCTGGAACTTAGCTCTATTCCAGACGACATTCTTGATACCATAAATCTTATCTTTATCAATGTCGTAACCAAGGGCGTTAAGGTGGTCTACAACATCACTAAGAGTTTCAAGGTTAGGATACATTCCGTGCGTTTGAGTAAGTTCATAGCGGTCAATCCTTACGAAATAACCACCGTCGTTAAGGTCAATATCAACATCACTCCAGTTCTGACCTTTCTTCCAACTATAAGTCCTACCGTTCCATCTGGCAACGCTGGTGCGTTTTTCTGTATCGTAAGACCTGTTGCTAATAGGCTTATCAAGGTCGGAGGTCTTGTTGATGTGACTTTCATCACACCCCACCAGTTCGCGGAACTTAGCAATAGCCTCCTCAGTACCAGTTACCCTATAAACCTTAAACTTGCTATCATTGCGTTCATACCTGCCGCTGGAGGTATTCTCCTTAACATGATGCTTAATGCGACTGATTCCACCGCGCTTAAGGTCATCAACAAAGATGGCGGCGTTAGGGTCTACCAGCAGTTTACTAACATCGTCTGTTTGTACTGCTTTCTTCCATCCATCCCTGTAATAAACTTTAACAATGAGGCCTTCAATATCTCCAATATAAATCTGACCAAAGTTGTTATCAAACAGGTCAGTATTGTTCCACTTAATACCAGTGGCATCAATTGTCTTAGAGAGTCCACCAAGCAAGCCACTACTTCTGGTAATGTTAACATGGGCAACTCTAGCATCCCAGAGGGTCTTTGCCTCTGAGATAGATTCTTCAGCTACACGTTGAGCTTTCTCTCTAATCTCAACACATTTCCTAACGATAGATTCCTTAGTGTGCTTATTGTAGCTGAGAGACTCACGAGACGGAGTAACACTAAGTTCACCAATATCAAACTGAATAGTAATATTAGTGTTTAGGATTTGACGAGTTTCATTGTCATCGTCAAAGTTATCTCGTTCAATAGGATAGGCGACCTGTCCCATAACGGCAACAGCATAGTAATCGGCATGCCTGTCGATTTTACGAACAGCCCAACCATCACCTTTGATAAAATAACTTTCCGGCACAATCTCAATAGACTGACCAGTAATCTTAGGAGCAACCTTAAACCACTTATAGAGGTCTTCGGCTTCGTTCTTAAACTCCTGAATATCGTTATCGTAACCTTCGCACTTAACAGGGAAGCTAACCCTCAAGCCGTTAGGTTCAGAGGTAATCTGAGTGTTGAGAAGGGCAAAGACGGGTTCGTCGTCTTCGTTCTTATAAGCGGTATAAGTACGATGCTCACCGTTAAAGAAAGACTCGACAGTAAAACTATCACTGTAGGCGAAAGGAGACTTACTCCCTAGACCCATACATCCAACTGCGTCGTTACTATCGGTTCGATTGCTGCGAAAGTATGTCGTGTAAAGGTGCATACAGTCGCTATGAGAGA